CTTCTTCACCTTCGTATCAGGGAAGTTGATCGCGCGAGGCTCTATCGCCACGGCCGGGATAGTGAACGTGACGTAGGTTTCCATGTACTTGAGCGTGTAATTCCGCTCGATCGAGCGGGCGGCCATTCTCACCGCATCCGGCACGTCTACGTCAAAAACGTTGCCTCTACGAAGCCAGCGGCTTACGGTTGCATGGACGGTTCCGAGGGTAGGCATTGCAGCCTCATGGTGTAGTTTCCCCGGTAAACGTGGGGTTGGAGTGGAAAAAGAGGCCGACTCCAGGGAGATAGAGTCGGCCTAGTTTACCCTCACCAAACTACGTGCTGTCACGACGATACCACTTATTCGCCCAGCGCCCCTGTGCAACCATATCAGCCATATTCTCGCTCATAGTGCCTTCATACAAACACTCTGGTTTAACACAGTGTCTGTGTAAACACGCCCTCGTATGTAGCGCATACATTCTCGGTCGCAGCTTGCGCCACAAGTAGAGTTCGAGCGAAAACTTGTGTGCTCCGATCAGCTTCCCTCCTCGTCCAGGAATAAGAACGAAGACACCATAACCGTGGCTATCACACGCGCCAGTCCAGAACCAGTGATCTCCCTCCTTACGAACTCTATCCCAAAATCGTGACAGAACCTCTTCTGGGCACCACAGCGGTGCGTGCTTACGACCGTTAGTGCTCAGATTTATCATACCTCGTCAGGCATCTTTCGCGGGGTTCGTCAGGCCCTGGATCAGATAGTGCGTCAGCGGATGGTGGATCTCCAGCCCGCACTCCGTCAGGTAGCCCGACTCCATCCCGTCCATGCCATTCGGCTCCAGGCTCTTCTCGTACCGCGTGTCATCGCCCGAGAAGTACCGATACTTGATCTCCTTCATATCGAGCGTCAGCCAGCTCGAGTCTGCCGACCGATAGGCCGTGCCGCCAGTCGTGCCGCCCGGCATCTGGTTGAACAGCGGGTGCGTCTTGATGACCAGCTCGCCGAACGGGCACACGAGCCGAGAAACGTTCATCCCGTACTCTTTAAGCCCGCTCTGAATGTTGAACGTGCTGTTCTTCCGGATGATCTGCTGGAGAACCATGAGGCTCGTGTTCCCCATGAAGCTCATTTTTTCAGACGAGCCCCAGGTGAACATGTTCTTCATCTGGTTCTCAATCGTCATCATATCTGTCGCCGCGCCGGCCAGATTGACGATATTGCCCGGCGCGATGAAGCTGATGATCCCGCCGGTCATCCGCATCGGCTTGCCGTTCTTCGTCGTCTCGACCCGCTGGCCCCAGATGAAGCCCTTCTCCATCTCGATGGAGTGCAGCTCGAGACATTCCCGCTTCGCCTCCTTCACCTGGTCCCCGGTCCGCAGCCTCGTCTTCGAGGCCGTCCGGGTCATCTCCAGCGTGTTTCGGAAAATCTGCGTGTAGTTGTACTTCTTCGTGGGGTCATAATTGACCCCAGTCGGCGGCATAGAACCTTCCTCGTTCACGTTCCCGATCGCATGGAAGTAGGGGTTCGTGCCGGCGACCGCTGGATCAACCGCCGTAGCGACCGTACCAGCGAAGCCACGCTGCACAGTCAGGCCCGTATCGACAGTCGGATCGACCGTCACGAGCATCAGCTCGTTCGTACCTTCCACGCGAAGCACGTGCCCCGCGCGGAAGTTGAACGCGCCGCTCGTGACGACCACAGCCGTAGCGACGTTCGTGAGAGCTACGCTAACGGCGAGCCGCTGGCTAGGAAGTGCCTTCTCCCACCAAGCGAACTCCGGATCGTCCGTGCTGTCGCTCGACATCGCGTTCGTCAGCGCAGTCAGCGGGGCTGTGCCATTCGGATACAGCCGGAGAATGAGTTCCCGGTAATTCTTCGGCCGGGCATCAGTGACAAACTGATTACTGTCGCGCAGTCCCTGGATAGGCATTGCCAGTCCTCCTCACGGTTTCTACTCCTTTCCAACCGCTTCAGCGATATCAGTCCGGCCGCTCGGGAGGAATACTCTCCCCGCCAGGGCTCTCGCCCCCGTGGACTGCCTACCAACTCTCAGCGCAACAAATCAAGCATCTCTTCCTGTTCAGTCATCTGATGAGAGGCCTGTGGCCTACTCATAGTCGGCATCATGACCGGCGCAGCCGGTGGAGCAGCTGCCCCGTTTCCAGGCATTGGCCGGCCAAAAGTCTGATAAACCACCCGAGCAATCGCATCACGCGTCTGCGCGTTCCAGCCCGCTCCAGGGTTCTGCTGTGCCCAGCCAGACGCTATCTGGTAAATCAGCGGCCGCAGTTCCGGCTTGTCCAGATCCTTGTAAACCGAGTAGAAATCCTTCCCGACCTCCTGCTGCCCGAGATGCTCCATCATTACCTGGCGAGCTAGTGCCGGGATCACCTGTGCAAGCTCTTTCTGCATCAGCCCATGCACAGAGCGGCTGACCGCTGTCATGACGTTGGAGAGGGCCATTTTTCGATGCCCTGGGTCCTCTGAAGCCATCAGCTGCACAAGCTGGTCCGGTATTTCATACTGGTATGCGGGAACCGGGTCGATCGGCTGCTGCCCGCCCGGCTGTCCGGGTTGCGCCGGCTGCTGCGCCGGCTGCCGCATCTGCTGTAGCTCCCGCGTGACCATCCCAAGCTGTTGCTTCAGCGTCTCCAATTCGTTAGGTGGAGGTACCGCAGGCTGCCCAGCAGGAGGAGTCGCAGCCTCTGGCTGTGGAGGAGCAGCCTGCGGCTGGGCCGGTGGAGGTTGCGGGGGAGCTTCCTCGACCGGCCCAAACGGATCGTAGCCAAGAACCGCTATCACCTCATTCGGAACGCCCATCTGCTCCTGGCGAGACGGCGTCCCACCAGGAGCAGTTCCACCACCAGGGGCGCCTGATGGCGGCGGGCTCGTCGATGGTGCGGCTGCCGGAGCCTGTGAAGGCGAGCTGGGAGCCGGCGCTGGCGACGAGGGGGCTGGCGTGCTGCTAGGCGCGCCTTGTCCGGTGCCACTCATTCTTTTTCTTCCTTCTTCTCAGTCTGAGCTTGCATGATGAGGGTTTCCAACACGAAAAAGGTGGACTTCACACTCAGTTGAAGATCCTTCCCCTTCGCCACGCCTTCCGGCGTGTTCAGGTCGAGCCGCGTAAACTGGCCCGTCGCGTTCACCGCTTGGCCTGCAAGATCCTTACAAGCCCGCAGAAAGAGGTCAGAGAACAGCATCCGCCCAAGGGCGAGCTTTTCTCGCTCTTCAAGCGGCTCTGAGGGCGCGTTTTCAACTGCGGCAAGAAACTCTTCCAAATTCATGACACATCCTAACTCCGCTGGTCCGTCATGTCAACAACCTTCAGCCCGCACCCGGAGGTGCCCCACCATTCATCTTCGGCGGCGGCAGTCCAGTCGGCTGACCGCCTTGCGGCGCCGCGCCATTCATCCGCTGAGCCGCCTGGCCGGCCGGTACCATGTTCCCGGCCTGTGCCTGAGCGAGCACCTGCTGATCCGGAGTCATCTGAATTTTGAAATCCTCGATGTTGCGGGCACCGCCCAGTTCAGCCGTGTACTCGAACACCTTGATGATGTCGAATGTCGCACTCAGCTGCGGGCTCTGTGCGATCCCAAGGAATATCTGCTTCCAGACATCCAACAGGGCGGCCCGGTCAATCGGGAGCGTTCCATCGGAAACAGGGAATTGAAAATCTCCTGCGACCATGTCCGGGAGGAGCTTCTGGCCCTGTGTAAGCAGCATAGCGTCCTCACCGAGCACCTGCTGCACGAACTCAGTATCCATATATTGCTGCTGGTTGATCACCATCTGCTCTGCAATATCGACAAGCGACTGAGCCGAAATGAGCTTCGCCATCGAAGCGAGCCGGCTAGCACCTGCCTCAGCGGATGTACGGACTTCAGTTGCGGTTTTGCGCCCTCCAGCTTCCTGCAGGCCCATCACGTTATCCGTCGCCCCGCTCAGATACTGCGCCATCCGCACGAACGCCTCAGAGTCTTTAAGGTGCCCGCCAGTCACGTCGGCAACTGCGAGCTGCATCATTGCCTCTCGCACGTCGGTGCCCCAGGCGGCCCTTTTCAAGCGAATGAGCTTGCCAGGCTCTGGGTTCTTCGCGTCCTGCATCTCGACCCGCAACGGGTCGATCAGGAACATGTTATTTAGCGCGCTTCGGACATTAAAGATGTGCGAGTTTACAAGCCACGACATGATATCTTGGATCGGACCCATGTAGTCCGTCATACCACAGTGGCCGAACCCGTAACCGAGCGTGAGCGGCTCCGTCACCGAAACAGGGTGCATATCATGATCCGCCTCGAGCGGCTCGGCCCGGACAATCTGGCTCCTGTTCAGAATTGTGAAGATGAACTTGACTGGATACTGCTCTGCACCGAGCCCCAGCTCTGCCGGGATGAGCGTTACAGTCCCTTCATCCACCTGATAGTACGACGAAACGCCCCGGCCCTCATCATTCCCCTGCTGCCCAGGATTAGCCTGCCCGCTAGCCATCAAGCTCCGTGCAGACTCTTCCCCGCCGGTAATCCACCTTGAACTAGGCAGCTTCGAATTAGCCGCCTCGACCCACTTCAGTATCCCCATTCCCTCCATTCGCTTCAGAATGTGCTTTCCCTCGTAACAGCGCCAGAAAACAAATTCCCCCCGCTTGTTCACCTCTGTCATCGGTACACGAGGGTCCGGGAAGAACATGAACGGGTCCTGTGCTTCCACGAGGTTCCCTGCGTAAACCACAGTCGGCTTACGCTTCGGCATGATCGCTCCCTGGCTCGCCATACCGACCATAGTGCCGCTAGGAAGAGCTTCGCGAAACGTCCTCAGAGCAACGTCCCGCACCCACCGGCTCCTCATCACGCCGAGCCCGTAAGCTAGGGCGTCTGAGGTATGCTGGTAGATCCACTTGATCATCCGAGTCTTGTCAACGTTGTACTGAGTCAACGTCTCGAGCCGCTGAGCCGCCTCGATGTTCTCCTTTTTATAGCTGCTGATTTGAAAGAGCGGCTTCCGTCCGCAGAAAACCTGTGTGAGATATGTAACGAACGTCTGGTGCGTCGCGAAGCTGTAAGGGATGACCATCGCAGTTGCCTGCGGGGCCTTCCCTTTGTTATTCATCTCCTTCAGGATCTTCTCATAATCCGGCAGGGTAATATAGCCCTGGAGCTTCATCTCATTCACGCGCCAGCGCGCGTAGAAATCACTCATCTTCCTTTCCGAAAGATCCAGCCGGCGATCCAGATACTCAATGACTTTCTGGTGCAGCTCTGAATGCGGCCGTAAAAGGTCGATAGGCTTCGTACCGGGCGGCGGAGACTTCGGCCATTCACTCTTCGGCTCGTTTCCAAGCCCTGGTGTTGGTTCGACCTCTACGTTGCTGACATAGCCGGTTGAGCCGCTCGTCATTATCTATCTCCTGGAAGCGGGTAGCGCCGCTCTGCCAACACTCTAGCTGCATGTGCAGTTGAGCGTCCTGCTAACGCATTCGAAGCTGGATCACGTAGTGCTCTAGTTATTTCTGCTGGCGTGTAACCAAGCCTTTGCATTACAGGAGCAAGCGCTTCTGCTACATCGTAGAATGGTCTGCCACCCTCTTGTCCGCTCGCACGTATCATATCTCGCATCGTCAAGCGTTGATTGATCGCATCTGCCGGGCTGACCTGAAGGCCCTGAAGCCTGCCAATAAGCTGGTCGTTCCCTCTTGAAAACTCTCTATATTGTCCAGTCTGTTGATCCATTCTCTGCTGTAATACTTCTCTTCTACGTGTCAGCGTCGGAGAAGGAGTCATTCCTTCCGTCCCACCTGCCGTAGACGCAATGCTACGTCCAAGATCTCTCTGCTGGTTATAGAGATCCGCTAAACGCTGCCCCTCCATCCTGTACCAATCTACAGCACGTGATGCCTCTGGAAACATCAGCCGTTGCGAATAGGGTGGTATCTCTAGCGCTCTATTAGCTACACTTGCAGTCTCTCTCGGAATACTCGGCCGGCCCGCACGAGTCACTTGGTTCGCCTGCCGTTGCATCAGCAATAGCCCTTCAGCCAGCGTTGGTGCATTCTCAGCAAGCTCTCTAAGCTCATTCGGACTAAGATCTCCAGGGTTCTCTCTCGTCATACGAGTGCGCCGGCCGTAGTCAGCTAGTGCTGCATTAGTCTCGCTTCTAGCGTTATTCATCCCTCTAAGATAAATGACCTCTGGAATTGTCAGTGGGCGAATATCGGTCAGCGACGCCTGTCCGCCCGACGCCTGCGGAAAGAAAAGCTCAGCTTCCCTATAGTACGACTGCGGCTTTGAAGTTGCACGGAATTGTTCCGGCTGAAACTCCGGCAGTCTGCTCGCTGAATACTCTCCTGGCGAGTAGTTTCTCACCTGAGTCGGATCTACATTCGCTCTCGCTCTAAGCATCTGGTTCACGTCGTTCTCAGCGAACCCGCTATAACTAAGGTTCGGGTCTGACGACATAGAGGTGCCTGGCGCATGAATTTCTGCACTTCTGCCCCGCGTAAAGCCTTCATTTCTAATAGCATCCGTAGCGCCAGTCCTACGCACGCCATGCCAGAGGTTCAGCCGGTTCGGATTAACTCCGTAAGTGTTACCGAGGAAGCCTGTCAACTGCTGCCCTAACGGGTCCATAAACTCAGTATGCGTCATCCGGAACATGCTCTGCTGCTGCGGCGTAACCGCGCCGGCCTGCCTGTAAGCCTCCTGCAACCGAGCATCATTCTCCCGAAGCTGCTCCGACATATCAGGCGAGTTCAACAGCCCGCCTAACGTATGTGTTATAAGCGGAATGCCATACGGAGTGCCGGGCGGTAAAGGAGCGTTTTCCAACCAGCTCCCAGCACCCTGCCGCGCCCGCACGATGTTCGAGCCGAAATTAGTGGCTGACTCTGCCTCTCCTTCCCCCTGGCCGGGGAACATAGCAGCGTTACCCGCTAGGAGTCCTTCCGCCCAGTCTACCATTTTAACGCCTCTCAGGTACCTCTGTCTGCGCCCAAGTCTCTCCAGTCCTGTGCATACGAGCAACTCTTGCCGCGTTCGTCTGGTCTGCTACGCGCCGCGCATCATCAAGCATCGGCTGCATTATAACTCGACTGCCCTCATCAAACTGCATATTCGGATCGCCCGCATACGAGTCATAGCCGAGCTGCCGATCCTGATAAACATTCATCCTCTCATTTGTATAAGGATAACCGTAATACGGAGAGGAAAGCGGAGAAAACTGAATACCATACTGCCGTGCCAACGCTGCCATCTGATGCCAGCCCCGATGCCTAAACTCATGTGCTCCAGTCCTATCAAATGTAGCGTTTCCTATTGCACCGAGCCGCATAGACGGCGGAGGCTGTGTTTGAACTTCCCTTCGTAAATCGAGCGGCCAGTAATACGGAATGCCCTGATCAAAGCGGATCGTATCTGCAACTCCCTCTGCAATATTCTGTCGATTTTGTGGCAGCATATATGAGCCCAGGTTCGTACCCCCTGGCGAGCGATCCCAGTCTATTCGAGACGAGTTATATCCGCCCAGTGCGATCGGATCGTTTCGCATCGCCCCAACTGCATCTCCCACTAGCCCTTGCCGTTCCGTCGGCGTAGGCGGATGTACACGCTCATCGATCACTGGCGGTCCAGCAAGACTCTGTGGGTTAAATATAGTCGGCAACGTCTCATGCGACTCCTGCGTTGGCATAGCGAGCCTCGGCGGAGGTGGCGGCATCGGCATTTCCCGCGCCGGTGCTGCTGCCAACGCCGGAGGTATCTGCGGTGCAGGCACTTGTGTCGGCCCGAACCGGCTGATCAGTCCTGAAAGCCAGTCTCCTGGATATCCTACACCGCGTTGTAAAGACTGAGCCGGTGCTTCGCCACTCGGCGTATCTTCAGGCGGATACGTGAAGTTTGGAAAGCCGATCCGCTCTCTATCCTGAGGTGTTGCACCGTAAGCTGCAAGCAGCGCTGCTTGTTGCGCAGCAGCTTCTTCTTCAGTCATTAGCCGACCCGCCTCGGCCCGAACCACTCAGTCATCCGCTGGCGCGGCTGTCCGCCCTGTTGGGCCTGCCGGTATCGAGCCAACGACTGCTGCATTCGGCGCTGCCAGTCGTTCTTTCCCTGACCAGTATCCGCCATAGAGGTCTGTGAGATCATCGGCGACAGCGGCTGCGTCCCATCGCCAGGAACCATGCCCAGCGTCCCTAATGGATCAAGCGGGGCCTTCGGGCCGAAAGTCTCCGGTGGCATTGTCGGGCTTGCGCCGCCGAGGAAGCCGGGCAGCCAGTCAAACCATCCTCCTCCACTCATGGTGCTACCCTCCATCCCTCATTAAATTCGTCAGTATCTACCGGATCTTCCTGAATTTCGTCGTCAGCGCCCGCTCCAGCCCCCGCAACAGGGTCAAGCAGCGCTATCGCGCCGGCCAAACCGTCAGGATGGTCGTCGTGGACGCCTGAAGGGAAGTCTAAGAGCTGGCTCTCGAGGTCAGGGATAGGAACGTAGTGCTGAATATAACCGTTTGAGTACCGAGGCTGGAGAACGCCCTTAATGCGGGTGTATTTTGACGTTTTCGAGCCGTGAATGATCGGCAGAACGTCAAAATAATGCTTTTTCTTGAACATTTCTGCGCGAACGAGGTGAATTAGCGCTGCTTGATACTGATTTGCCTCAATTCCATGATGCGAGGCGCCATAACGCTTGCTATAATTGAAAAAGGCGTCGATTATGTCACGAGGCTTCGCCCCGCGCTGCGCCCAGGGCGCCGGAACGAAGATCCTCCCAGTCTTCATGCTCATTCCGACCGCATAGACGACCGAGCTATCAGCCCTCTTTGCTTCTGAAATGGCCGGATCGCAATAAACTGCCCAAATCAGGGAGCCATCTTCCGGCGTGGGCGGCCCGTAACGGAAAAACCGCTGCTGGAAGATCTGAGTTTCCTCTGCTCGGACCTGATTATGGTATTCGAGGTAGAAAGTGGAGAGCTCTCCAGCCCGAGTGAAGCTCCGCTTCTCGGCTTCGAGCCGCTCAACCGACATATTCTCCGGCCAGATCGGCTTTCCGGCCCGATCAAGCGCCCCAAACCGAATAACACTGAACTTCGGGTCGTTCGCCCACGTCATTAGAAGACTGGCAGGGTGAAGAACAGTACCAATAACAACCATAGCAGCCAAAGGATCGAGCGCCGGCAAGCACGGGAGCAAGTCCCCATAGCCCCAGACCCTCATTTTCTTACGCTGTTCCTCCGTCGAGACACTTTCTCTATCTTCTACGTCATCCACTTTCACTTTCTGCGGTCGTATTCCCTGAAGGTTAAGACCTCTGATCTGCGCTCCCGCGCCTCGCGCGACCATAGCACAGGAGTTCGTGGTTTCAAAGATGTCAACTGACCAGTGCTTCCCAGTGCTTCTCTCTGGCTTAAGGATGCCAAAGTCGTGGAGGATGCGAGTATTCGCCTCGAGTTCTCTCTTAACATTCTCAAGCTGTGTCTCTGCGTGCGGGGCGGCGTGAGAAACATAAGCTGAAAGCTGAACCAATTGATAGCAGATATCGTAAAGGGAGTCAGCAATGCCGCATAAAGTAGTTTTTGAAAATCCTCTTGGCATAAGCACAAGGGTGTGAGTTCCGAGGTACATGCGTAAAACATAATCCTCGCCCCTCTCAAAGATCCGATAGGTTTTCCCGTCCCTCTCCATCACGAAGTTATCACAAATCCAGTCTACCTCACCGTAGACCTCGAGAAACTGAGTCTGCCTCGTCAGGATCGCTAGCAAGCCCCGGTGAACTGCTGGCATCGGCAGCGGAAACATGTGCTCGAGGTAGTATCGACAAAAAAGCACTGGATCTTCAAAGCACCGCTGCACGCGGTCCTTTACCTCCAACGAACCGAGGTGTTCTACCGGGACGTAGATCCGAGGGTCTGGACTTATTTGAGCCATTCTAAAACTGTGGTCCGGGTGTGCGGCTACATCCCGAAGTTAGTCTGCCGGATCGGCGGAGTGAACTGCCTACCGCCCAGGCCAGCCAACTGTGGAGCCAGTTTGCTAACATCGAACGTGTACTGGCTCGGTCCTACCGGCCCACCTGTCGGCATGTACGGTGCTTGCGGCGGAGAAGGCGGCATACCCGGCCGGACAACGCCTGGAGGTGCGTGCCCGGCCGGCGGAGCCCCCGGCCTCATCTGCGGGCCAGTCGGCGCGCCGGGGTTCGGCCCTGTCGGCGTAGGCAGCTGCGCTTGCGGCGCTGTTACCTGGTTCGCTATCTGCATCGAAGTATTCGGGTCACCTCCAGAGAACATCGCCGGCGCGCTCTGCGTAAGCGGAGCCTTGATCAGTCCTGTAAGAAGCTGATCAAGCGGAACTTGGCCCGGCTGTGCCGGGCCAAGACCAGGAAGACCTCCACCCATCCTTACGGACCACTCCGAACGCCAGTAGCCCGGTTCGTCGTCATTCCTGCCTGAAGCGAAGTCGCCGTCGTACCAGCTGGCGGTGGGATCGGCAGATCCGCCGGGTCTGCCGTATAGCCCATATTCTTCAGCACTTTCAGCGCCGCCAGTGCCCGAGTCTCATCCGTCGTACCAGCGAAAGCAATCGTTTCTCCCGACTTCGATGTATACCCGCCCACACGCGGCTTCGGAGGTGGTGCCTCCGGCGTAAAATACGTCGGGACGCTCGACCAATCCCTCGGTTCCTTCTCCCAGTCCCACTCCGCGACGCGCCGGCGGGCCTCCAGAATGTCTTCCGGCTGCTCCGGTTCCATGTAAGCTCCCGTTTCCGGATCGAACGCTGCGCGTTGCTGCTCCTGCTGCGGGCCGCTGCCGGAAACCGGGCTACGGTTGGGCTGCGGGCCGGCTCGGGGCGGTACTGTAGTTTCTGCCATGCTCACCTCCTATTTACGAGTTTGTACACGCGGTGCTACGCTACAAGGCCCTCCTTCTTCCGCCGGCGCAGAACGCCGAGGCCGAGCAGGCTAGCCCCGAACAGGGCAATTGAGGCCGGCTCGGGAACCTCGAATGCCGAAGCATTGCCAGAGACGGAAGCTGTAAAGCTGTTGATCGTCTGCCCAGTGTTGCAGCCAGGGTTGCTCGCCGTGCAGGCCACCAGGCTGACCGGCGGCGCCACGTTAGTAAACGAGAACCCGAGCGCGTTGGGCTCGCCAAGTGCCTGGATAACGCTCGAGGTGAACGTCACGTCAGGCGCTGCGACGACAATCTGCACTGCTCCATTCGCGGTCAGCGCGCCGTCAGAAAAACTGCCCGACAGGTAATTGACGGCGCAGCCAGCGGCCGTCGAGCAGATACTGAAAGTCCCAGCGAACTCCTGGGTGATAAACGGCCCGACAGTGTTCGCGCCGCCGATCGAGTGCGCGCTGACATCCAAAAAGGCACTGAACGGCGTAGCCGGACCGTTCGGTGCGATCTGCGTCACGGTGACAGGGATGTCCGTGCCGCCCCAGACTGTCCCAGTGGCGCTAGCCGTGCCGGTGATCGTGTTTCCGCTGCCCGACTGGCCGTAGGTGATGATAACGTCGGCTGCGGCTGGCTGAACAAGGGCCAGCGCGGCAACAGCGATAGCACCAAACAGAAGCCTCTTCATTTTCTAATCTCCTTTTACGTTCACTCGCGTACCTATCGCACGCCCTTCGGGCGGACTTACCGGCGCCTCGGCTGTGCCGACGGCGGTTGAGGCTGCGGCAGGCCCTGGTCCGGCCCTGGTGGCGGCTGCGGCAGGCCCTGATCCGGCTGCTGCCCGGTGTCAACCACCACCCAGCGGTAGCCGACACTCGGTACCCAGGCGAGAACGACCACTACGCCCGGGCCTTCCCCTGCGTTCGGCGGGAGCGGTGGCCACACCGTCCCAGGCGGCAGCGCGATCGGATGCGTCGGCGTGCCCGGGATATAGATCGGGTGCGAAGGCACGCCGGGTGCTGGAGGCGTGTAGATCGGGTGCTCCGGTGTCCCGCCTACTCCCGCGATCGGGTGCTCCGGATGCACAGGCATCGGAGGCAGAGCGATCGGGTGGCTCGGATGGCCTGCACCAGGCGGGAGACCCTGATCCGGATGGCCAGGCTGTCCGCCGGGTGCGATCGGGTGAGCCGGATGCCCCGGGCTTGGCCAGATGCCAGTGCCTGGAGGCTGAGGAAGGCCCTGGTCCGGGTATCCGGGCGCTGCACCCAGCGGGATCACAATACAGATCATTGGCTTCATTACACTCTGTCTCCTTGTTTACGCTGCCTGGAAGTGCCAGGCCACCATGCGCCTTGCTCGCTCCCAACTGCCCGGACCGACCACCCAGTAGGGCACGCCCGCCCGCCAGTTCCTCACCGCCTGCACCAAGACCCAGCGGCGCTCCGGCCACACGTCCCGGCAAACGGCCTTGTAACGTAAAAGCTGTTCCTCTGCCTGCGGGGTCACCGAGAGTTTTGCCTCCACGATCAGCCCCCAGTCCCGGCAAACGCCTACGATGTCTGGACTTGCCCGTGGCCCTACGATCGCCCCTTTGGCCGCTGCTTCCCCCCACCAGCCCGCCTCTGCGTTTCCAGAGCGATCGCGACGGCCTGCTTCTGCGGCTTCCCGGCCGCCATTTCGGTCCGGATGTTCTCCGAAACTGCTTTCTTGGAAGGTGACTTTTTGAGTGGCATGGCTACTCTCCGAGTCTTGGCTACGCAAACCTCGCTCGGGGGTAGGGCGCAAAGCGCCCTCTCCCCCCCTCGCTAACTGCTTCCCTTCTACCGGAGGCCCTTGATCGCCCGGCCGACTGGCATTCCCGGCATCCCTGGCATCGGTGGGCCGCCCGGGGGAAGGGCTCCTGGCGGCATAGGTACGTCGGGCGGCATCCCCGGCGGGCCTGGCGGTAACTGGCCCGGCCCAGGGATAGCCGGTGGACGTGAGCCCTGGCCTCTCGGCCTCGACTTCGGTGGTCTCTTCGGTGCTGGCATCTTTGCCTCCGCATTGCGGCCCGCCTACGGCGGGGCTGGTAAAGCTAAGGTTCTGGAACCACGGGTTGCGAAGCAGCATCATCTCGGGCCATAGCGTCGGCTGTATTCGACATAGATACTCCCACACCTTCCTCTCGTGCCGGAGACCCCGCTGCTGAGAAGGAGTCATCCTGCCGATCACTGGCTTTGGCGGAGCCATCCGGTCCGGTATGCGGAGCCAGCACGACCGTTCGCGCGGCCCGCTCCATTCGCATTGCTCGAATGTCTGCTGGGCTGATAGCGGTGTTGACACTGGCATGGAAAGTCCTCTGCACAGGAGCATGGCCGGCCCGGTCTACGAGGCCGAGAGCTGTCTTTGTCAGCCAGTCTGCCGGCATCGCTACGCCCGGCGTCCCTTCGAGCTTCTCTGTGAGCTTGTCAAGGGCGATCGCTCCGGCGACTTTGAGACGTACTCCAATGTCAATCGCGGCGTGGTCTCGAGCGGTGGTATATCCATGCAGCAGATCTTGAAACTGCGGTGTGGCGATGAGCCGGGCGATAGTCGGGACTGTGATATCGAGGATGCGGCTGATCTCCGCAGGGCGCGTACCTGCAGCAAGCAGTCGAGCAATTTCATGATGCTGGTATCGAAGGGCTCTGATAGCTGGACCGGTCGAGCCGCTGTTCTTTTCATGCGGGCCGGGCGCATTCGCGACTTCCTCCTCGGTCAGTTCCCTCACATCTTCTACGGACACGTCATCCCCGTGCGGCGTCGGAGAGTCGAAAACAGTGTCCTCAGCGGCCGCAATGCCGGCGTGCCGGAAGGCAGGCTCGTTAGTCATCCCTCCGCTTATTAGGCCACCCGGGCCGAGCGTCACCTCCAGCGCCGGGCCGGGCCGCATCGGGGCGAGTTTGGCTGCGTCATTGCCCATATGGTATTCTAACAGGCTGCTATCGAAAGTCAACCCAGTTTTTCCGGGCCGAACGCAGTAATGGTGGTGTTGAAAGAGGGAATGGAGTAGAATTGGGGTAGTTTGAAAACTGCGCAGAAACTGCCGCTACCTACTGCAAGATCGATGCCACGGGCCATGTGGGGGGAGCGTGGCTGCTATGCACGCAGCGCGTAGGACTATTCCTCTGTAGGATAGGACTATTCCGTAAGCCTCTTCCTCTATGCAGATCCTACATGCCTGCCATGCTGTCTTTGCACTACGCTTTGGGGTAGGCTTGGGGTACTGTCCTCCTTGCCAGGGCGAGCCGCCCCGGTCCGGCCCCCGCCCTAGACGCGGGGCCGGCAACCGAAAGTCCAAAGGATCGCGTTATGCCTATCACTATGACTCTGCCCGATGAAATCACGTATTCGGTTCCCGGGCTGGAAGCGTTTGTACACTCGCTCGCAGACCATACTCCCGAAATGATTGTGCGCGGCTTCGCGCATGGGATGCGGCAGGTGATTATCGACGCGCGTTCTATCACGCGCGAAGACCAGGCCGAAATGACGGTGGAACAGGTTTCCAAGTGGAAACACGACAAGGCGATGACTGCCTTTGCCAATCGCCTCGCGTGGCTTCGGGCGGACCCGCGTATCCAGTCGGATGACACCATCTGGATGGGCGAATGTCGGGATTTCCTGAAACTGCTTGGTGTCGGCGCCAAGACGCGCATGGCCCTCAAGACGGTGGCGGATGGCAAAGCCGCCCTTATCGCGGCGGGCGGACCAATCGCCGGCGAGTCGTACATCTTGGCGGTCACGCATAACGCGGATACCAAGAAAGCGACTCTCGCCAACGGGCGGGCGGCCGTTGCGGCAATGGTGGAAGCGGCGCTCGCGGCCAAGGCAGCGGCCGAAGCGGCGGAATAACCCGCCCGGCAGCCGGTTCCCCCGGGGCATTTGCCCCGGGGGTTCCGGGTACCGGACTGGTACCGTTCACCCAGAAGGAACAGCTAGAATGAACGTCAACTACATCCATGCCATGCTCCCCCCGGAAGGTCAGCGCATGGTCGAAGAGGTCATCCTGCGCGAGCTGCGCAACATATCGGCGGCCGTGGCGCGCGAGTGTGGCTCGCCGGACGGAGAGCTTCCCCTCAACCTCCTCAAAGATCTCTCGTCGGCCGCCAGCCTCTACCGGACCATCTTGGTCCGAATGCGGACCCGGTGACATGCTGCTTGCAGCCCTCTGCCTCTTCATGATCGCTGCATTCGTTTACCTGAACCGTTGAGAGGGCGGCCGCTGAAAGGCGGCCGCTTTTCTACTGTCCCCCTACGGGGGCCGCTAAGATCCTCTATTGGCCCCCAGAGGGGACGCTAAGATCCTCTATTGGCCGAGCCGGGACACCATGTTAACCGGGTAAAGTGCCCCATATGCTGTGCGGGTGTGCTGGATGCCGAGAGTGCTGGAATCGATTTTTGCCGGTTTCGGGGGCCTCAGTCTTATGAGAAAAAAAAAAAAATAATAACTATATAGGGCGGGAGGCCGGAAGGGTCAAAACCCGGTTCCAGCACACTCGACATTCAACATTCCAGTATGATCTACCCCACGATTCTCATTGACTTTCCCCACAGTCCATGTTACACTCTTACACCATCCACCAAACCAACAGGCCCGCCCAATGCCAAAACTCCGTAAGCGCCCTCGGCCCGACGAGCGTTACATTCGCGTCTGGTACACCGCCCTACACGGCCCGATCGAGATGGATGCAGCAGATCAAAAGACCGCTACAAGAATGCGGTTCCTCCTCAATCAAGCAAAGCTCGCCGACAAAGAACTCTACGAAATCAAGAACGGCCCGGTCGGCTGGCCACTCGAGATTATGACCACTGAAACTGAGAAGCGCGGCTCCACATACGTAGTGATTGTGAAGCAAGACCTGGTTGCGATCAGCGCGCTCACAGCCACTGGCCAGCTCACAACGCTGCCTGCGATAGATCCAGATGCTGCATGGGCCGCGTGCGAGGATCGGCTGCTCTCCTATCGAAACGCTGATTTTCATAAGCGCGCAGTCACTGGACATCTGACGCCAGATGATATCTTTCCAATGCCAGTGAGAGGTGATGGCCGTGAATAATGAAGAACTCGCCAAACTAATGAGGCAGCTTTCAAAACAGCTTGCTGAAGTAGCAGCGAAGCTAGATCCAAAGCCATCACAAACGGAGTCAATAGCCCTCGTATACCGCTGGGCCAAAGCAGAGTACTGTACAAATGGAAAGATTGCTATTGCTGAGAAGCATCTTCGTACAAAGCTCTTACAATCAGGAATAGCGCCTCAATACCTTGAAAGCACATTCAACGCTCTAATTCAAAGCGGCTATTTAGAGTACAAAGACGGTGACTACCCAAACAGGCATTACGCTCCGTACTTACCAAATAATTCACAAGGTGCTTGACATCAACGGCGGATGGTGTCATGATGCGCGTGCGGGGCAAAAACCGCCCGCCTGCTACTAAACCCCTCCTAGAAGGAACAGACCAATGAAACATGCTAACCCACCATCAAACTGTGACGCTTGCGAGCGCCCGATCATGCTCGTCTTCTACGACGCAGCGACGCCCCGTGGTTGGGGTAACTTCTGTCCGATGTGCTTCATCAAGCTCGGCTGCAAGCTCGGCACAGGGCGTGGACAGCGTTTCGAGCGGCCAGCAACCGGCGGGCCGTTCGAGAAAACCTCCGGCTAGGCGCAAAGCGCCCTCAGAAGGAACATACACGATGCGTAAAAAGCCCGAACCAGAAATGGCTCACATCGTCGTGGATACTCGCGACGCGAGCCGCGACAAGCGTATTCCGCTGGTCGAAGCCCAGCGCCTCTACAAAGAGGGCAAACTCGCCAAGCTCGATATGGGCCAGGGCGCGTACCGCCATGCTTACGAAGAAATAAAGCGTTCGGCCCGGTAGACAGGCCGTGATCCCCGATCGTCTAAAGGTAGGACACTGGATTTTGGTTCCAGGTATGCCGGTTCGACTCCAGCTCGGGGAGCCATCCGAAAACCTCCTAGAAGGACACTTCACAATGCAGCCCACTGAACTCAGCAATTCCTGCGCCCAGCTCGAGGCCGCCTTACTCGAAAAGGCCCCGATCAAGAGCCATCTCGCATACGTCACGCTCAACATCGAGATCAGCGGCCACGTGATAGAGTATCGTTTGTCCGCCTGTTTGTGGAAGCCCGGCACAAAGCCTGAGGAGGCACCGTTCAACGCCTACATGCGGGGTAAGGACCCGTATAAACTACTCGACAAGCTGTCCAGGGACATCGAAGTGTTCGAGCTGTGGACGCCCGCCGCTATCGCGGCGACCCTCGGGATCGAGGAGTCGGTCTAATGTCAAAAGCCCGTGAAGCCGTAGCATTCCTCAACCTCGGCCCGGCTACTACACGCGAGGTGATGGCAGCACTACACCTCGATGCGAAACAGGCCGGGAACCTATTGAACAGCCTTCGGCTCAGGAGCCTGGCCGAACACAACAAGGACACCGGCCGTTGGCAGCTCCGAGACCGTCGGCACAAGGTGCCGGTGATCCGGCTGTCCGCATGGGCTGTCACACCGGCCTTGCTCGACCAGATCGAGGCGTCCGTCAGGGAGATTGATGAGTTCGTCGGCTCGTCCTCAGACGAACTGCTTTCTGAAATCAAGGCTGTTCGGGAGTACCTCGGATGAATATTACTGTCGAACAGGAGTTCTTCGGGCGGGAGCACAAGGGTGCCCCGCTCGTCGGCCAGCTCCTCGCCATGTTCCGCGACACGCACGGCCACGAGTGGTTCGCGTTCGAGCTGCCCGACGTGTGGGGCATTCACGTCATCCCGGCTGACAGCCGGTTCCTCGTTTCCATCTTCGGAGAATAACATGAAACGCAGAAAGCCAACCTTCGAGTGGCCGCACCCTTATCCGTCCCTCTCGGTAGACAGCACGCTGCCCGAAGCAGTCAAGCAGCTCTATGGTGAGGGCCGCTTGATTTCAGCTGTAAAATGGCTGATGGATAACAAGGGTATGTCACTCGCCGACGCATACAACCTCATCAAAAAGGAGGCAGGCTTATGAGTTTCCCCGTTGACGAAATCCCGGGTGAGGACCCAGACTGCATCTGCGGTTGGACAACTGTCCACGCCACAGACATCGACCCGCCGGAACCGAAGCTCAACAAGAACTGCCCCGTCCACGGGCGAGACCCGGACGAGGCATACGAGGAATACCGCGACCGCCGCTCACACGAAGCAGAGGAGCGCTATGACGATAGCGATTGGTACGATGAGTAAGGTCATCTGTGTTCTTTATGATCCGAAGCCGATCCCCCTGAGGCAGTTCGACTGGTCGGCTGTCCGTGCCGATTACGAGCCGGGTATGCCGCAGGGTTTCGGTGCAACCAGAGAAGCCGCTATCGCGGACCTTCTCGAACAGGAGGAAGAATGATGCACTTTACGATCCAGCCCCTCGAAGGCACGACCGGCGTGTACGTCATTACAGCCGGCCTAGAAAGCCAGCCGATCATCCGGTCGCAGGTGAACGCACCAACCGCACTCGAGGCTATCGCTGCGTTCCGTGCGGCTATCTCGGCCTTGACGACTGTTTCATTTCCAGAGGTGACCTGCTCGTAGCGCAGCAGTCTCGGCCACGCGCTTGCGTGGCCGTTTCTGGTACGCTTCCAGTACCGCCCCAGAGAAGGAAAATCAACAGTGTCTAAGCCAATTGCCCGCTTCGTCGTCATCGACGAACTCGGTGCCACAGGCAGACGGGCCTACGGTCCGTATACTACGTTCCGTGAAGCAGCTGCATACGCAATGTCACTCTCTAGCACCGCGTATGTGCTGCATCTCGAGAAGCCGGTGGAACATGGACCTCCCGACCGCGCTTAACGGAGCGAAGCTCCTGGCAAAGAAGTATGACACCACAGTTATCGTCCACTGGAAGGGCAATAACAGGTACGGCTTTGCCACAGAGATCCGCCTCCTCAGCGGAAAGCGCCGCCTCTCTCGCTGGCGCTACCGCGTGTTCCCTGACGGCCGTTCAGAAAGGCTCTAGAATGACTATTCCATTTACCCAGTATATCCGGCCCTACGGCCGGAAAGCCCTGACCGAGTACGAGACGGACAGCGAAGCGATCGACCGCCTAGCTGCGGAAATCATCGACGCAGGCGGCCGGTTCGAGGCTGAGGTCCTGACGACCGGCGAAGTCAGCGTGACCTGTGTTGCGTCGCTGCCTGATCCGACCAGGCCCGGCAAAACGTACGAGTCCGACATCGCTATCGCTGTCTGCAAGAACGCTAACATGCCAGTCAAGACGGCTGTCGAGAGCATCGTCGCTCAGGCCGCTCGACGGCTCGGCATCAAGTAACATGAACAACGCCTGGATAGCCTGTGCTATCTGGGGCGCGTTCATGGGAGCTATCGGTGTATTCATCGGCTACAACCTGAGGAGAAGAAAGTGAAGTTTAAGATCACCATCACCGCTGTCATCGACGCGCCTGTCGCAGACTTGAGGGAGGAACTCCAGAACGAGGACGATGAACTCGTGAATGCGCTTCAGGAGTACCTGAACGACAACCTCGTCGATCTGGGCATCGAGTCCGGCGAGACGGAGATCGGCGCGGTAGAAGTCACTGTCGGCTAACAGCAAGGAGGGAGGGGCCTTAAGGCCCCTCCCTTAGGAGTTTTCAGATGAAGCAGGCACATGTTGATACGGCTGCACGCCTCGTGGACGAGCGTCACGACCTGTTTACGCTCCGCACGGCTGCGCTCACAAACACAGTTACTATGGCCGCCGGGACGAGCCCGTTGGAGATCCCGAACCGGCAGGCGCTGATACTAATCGACACGCTCATTCAGGCGAACGCTTCCGCCATGAAGGAGCTGGGCATCACAGACATCACTGAATGGCGGATGCCGGCGAAGCCGCCCGAGGCGAAGAACGAATGCTGACGCACATCCACTGGAAGCGCAGCGGCGAGATGAAGATCATCATCGAGATGACCTTCACCTCCGAGCAGGAAACCTCGATCTACTGGAACCGCCTGTGCGCCTGGTACAAGAACGGGCCGAGGGCGTTACAGCTTTTGCTCGCGAAGCCAGAGAGCGTTTCGGCAGAAAAGGTCCGCACATGAAGAACGATCCCGGCCCGCCGCTCGGCGCACGCAAGAGCGTGGACATCTGTGCGTATCTCTTTCAGACGCTCCAGCTCGAGGCGAAGCGCCTGGATGCGGCAGAGAAGCTCACCTTCGAGCGAGTGCTCATCGAGAAGTACGCTGTTCCCAAGGAACTGGCTACGGGCCTCGTAGCCTTTTTACGGAGGACGTGATGGTACATAAGGTAATCCGTTATCAGCCTTTCCAGCATGTAGAGGGGAAGGATCTATGCTGTTCCTGCGGCGCTCGCTGGTACATCAGAGACGACCGCCGGACCTATCCTCACTTTCTGGCGCTTGTCGCGCTGCACTTCGGTTGGGAGGCTCCCCGCATCGGAGCAACGAAAGAGGGACTGACTGAGTGGTTGCACAGCAATCTGCCGGAGAACCTGCGACCGAAAACGTAACAGGCCCCTTGACTTTCGCGGCCGGTTGTGGTAACGTTGGACACAGTAATAAATGAAGGCCCTCCCAAATGACAAAAATCTACCAGAGCTACATGTTTCGCGACAAGGACCCGATCATCCACCGGCTCCATTCGTTAATCGCAGACCAGAAAGTGTCGTTCACCTACGTTGAAACTAAGAGCGGTGTAACGGCACGGACCCTGCACGCCTGGTTCCAGGGCAAAACGAAGCGCCCGCAGCATTGCACGATCGCTGCGGTCGCTGCCTGCCTCGGTTACGAGATCTCCTTCACGGCGCGCTCTGCGCCGAACGTCGTCCCGATCCACAAGAAAGCTGCCCGCTGAATGGAAGAGTACGCGGGCCGCATAGCGCTGGTTATAATCATCCTCACGCTAGCGGCCTTCGTTTGTTTGTTCCTTTCCTTTTAACGCAGTGAGAAGAAAATGAAAACCCTTACACCAGAACAGAGCGCGTTCCTCGAAGCGCTCCTCATGACAAATGATAACCTCGTCCTCGAGGCAGTTGCCGGCTCCGGTAAGAGCTTCACCCTTGAAAAGGGCCTTGCAGAGTTACAGCGCGAAGGGCTCCTGCCGAGCAGCGTGCTCGTCTGTGCCTTTAACAAGCACATCGAGGTAGCTTTTACTGAGCGCGTGAAAGCAGCTGGCCTACCAGTCTCCTGTCGGACAATGAACTCGCTCGGCCACTCAGCTTTTGGCCGGGCCATCGGCCGCCGGCTCACCCTGGAAACCGGGAAGCTCTACCTCACGGCTAAGGAACTCTGGCCGCGCTTCGACACCTCCCCGATGGCCTGCCCGGACTTCAAGAAGCTGGTCGATGCAGCTCGGAACACCGGGATCGTGCCTGCCGGCTCACCTGGCGGCGCGCAGGATGACACCGAAGCTAACTGGGCAGAGCTGTTCGAGAATGCGGACATTGACTCGGAGGACTGGGACCCAAGCTGGCTGATCGAGTGCGCGCGGACGCTGCTAGCACGAATGAACATGCGAGCCTGGGACGGCGTGATCGACTTCACCGACCAGCTCTATCTGCCAGTCACGATCGCCGGCCGCTTCGATACGTACAAGCTCGTGATGGTGGACGAGGCACAGGATCTCGGGACTCTCCAGCACCGGATGCTCCGCAAGCTCCTCGGGCTGAGCGGCCGCCTCGTCGCTGCAGGCGACCGTAACCAGGCGATCTACGGCTTCCGGGGAGCGGATGTGCGGTCGATCCCTAACATGATCACGCAGTTTGGGCTGCGCCCGATGCCTCTTACGGTCAGCTTCCGCTGCCCGAAGGCGGTCGTGCGGCAGGCAAACGAGATCGTTCCTTACATGAAGTCGGCGCCAGACGCACCGGAAGGCCACGTCGGGATTTCTAAGCCGTCTGATATCCGGCCCGGCGACTTCATCCTCTGTCGGTACAACCAGCCGCTTGCCGGCCTGTGGCTCCGTCTTATCAAGCGGAACATCCCAGCGACTATCCTCGGGAAGGATATCGGTGCTGGGCTAGCGCGCTTGCTGAAGAAGCGCGGCGCGAACGGGAACGAGGCCATGCCACTGGGAGAAGCTCTCCAGCATCTCGATGCTTGGCTCTCCGCAGAAACGGCAAAGCACCTCGGTAAGGGGAAACACGACAAAGCTGAGAGCCTGACGGATCGCTGTGCGGCCATCCACTCTATCTGTGAAGCCGCTCCGACCGACGCAGCCGTCAGCTGGTTCTCAGTAAAGATTGAGAACCTGTTCAGCGACCGGCCCGGCTCTCCGGCCGTCGTCACGCTCAGTACCATCCACAAGGCAAAGGGCCTCGAGTACCGGCGGGTGCACTTCCTTGGCCGTGAGAAGCTTCCTCCGCAGCGTGCTCGTGGCGCCGGCCGGGACCAGGAACACAACCTGATTTATGTCGGTGAAACGCGGGCGATGCTGGAACTGTATTTTATGAGCATCCGCTCGCTGGCCGAAACCAATGAAACGGCTGACCTGACGGTCGAGGACCTCTTTGCACCGAGACCACCTCGTTTGCCGAGCGTCCCATCCCTCGCCGCTCCGACCCCGGATATGAGCCGGGAAGAAGAACTGGCAAAGCAGCAGAAGTTCTTAGAGAGCCGTAAGACCACGGCCGATATCTCAATCGAGGACCTCGGCCTATGAAGGAGGGGAAGGATGCTATGTCCATGCGGTGGGAAAACTACGGTCACAGACAGCCGGCCAAAAGAACTTCGCTCCGGCCCGACAACGCGGCGGGTCCGGGAGTGTCTTACCTGTGGCACAACCTTCGCCACATATGAACTGATCCAGAAGGAGAGCGTGCGATGCAGGACGATAAACTTACCCCTTGGGCAGCGCTCATCATCGAGCCAGACGGCACCGTCGCGGTCTACGTTCACAACTGGATTAGAGCAGGTCGGGCGAGCAACCCGGAAGAACTCTGGAAGCTGACACACGAGGCATGGAGCACGCCAGAGAAGTTCTGGGGGCTCTTTTATGCCGCACTCGGCCGCCGCGAAGCGGCTCCTATCAACCCGAAACTGAAAAGCCTGAGCATCGAGGACCTCGGGCTATAGCCTCTGCACCACGTTTACCCGGTAAACAACCCCATGCGCCGGCCGCACGAAGGCACTTGACACCCGTCCCGCATGGTGCCATATTGACACCGTACCGTTAACCCCCGGCCCACAACGGGCCAGCACAAGGAGCTATCACAGTGAACACCCAGCCAGTCATGATCCAGGGACAGATCTTCAACATCGCCGCGCCCTACGCCGAGGGGCACCAGCTGACCGCGAACGAGGCGGCGGCCCTCAACCAGCTCCGCGCGGAGAACATCCGTAACAATTTCGCTGCGCGGATGAAGAAGGCCATCGAGGACAAGGAGCCGGAACTCGGCCAGACCGAACTGGACGCCTATGATGCGTCGTACCAGTTCGGCATCCGTCAGGCCGGCAAGCTGCCGCAGGACCCGGTCGAGAAGGAGGCTTACAAGCTCGCCGAGTCCGCCGTTATCTCGGCCCTCAAGGCGCGTGGGACGAAGCTCAAGGAGCTGCCGGAGGGCAAGCTGGACGAGCTGACGCTCGCGACGCTCGAGAAGCGCCCGCACTTCCGCGAGCAGGCGCGTACCGTGGTCGAGGCCCGCAAGGCGGCGGTCGCCGGGGCTGGCGTGGATCTCGGAGACGTGGGGCCGGCCCAGCAGGCCGCGCAGTAAGCAGGGGCTACGCCCCTGGCTAACAGAGACATCTGTCTCCAACTCCTGGATCGGGCCCTCAGCTCTCCTTACGGGCTGGCGGTCCGATCTCAGGACGTTGAGCACTTGAAACGGTGCCTCGGCACTGTCCGGCAAGAGGAGCGCAAGAGGGGATCGCCTGTTCCGGTGTTAGTTCTCCGCAAGCCGGGAGATCCGTTCGAGTTACTTATCATCCCAAGGAGCATCTATGTCCAAGTCAAGACCCGGAAAGGTCCATCTCCACCTCCTGCTTGATGAGGAACTGATGGACCGCTTCAAGAGCTACTTCCCTGGCTTCGGCGCGCAGAGCCGCGTCGTCCGAGCACTGATCGAGAGACAGCTAAAGTTTCTCGATGATCGAACGGCCGAGGCGCTTCGCGCTAAGTCGCCAGACATCCAGCTGCCGGACCTCGGCCCGCTGGAAAGCGACCTGGTGGCGCCTCAGTGACCTGGGTCATCCAGGTAATGCGGAAGCTGAGCGGTGAGGAGTATCCGACCGTCATAGAGAAGGAACTCCTACACACGCAGCAACAGACCCAACGCCTGCCGACCTGGCGCCTCGTGACGGTCCCGCCAGAGTACGCACACCTCGATCCGCTCAGCATCCTGCACGCCTGCTACGCAGCCCGTATCGACTGGAGAAAGGAAGAGAAGCATGAGCGAGTTACCGAACGGCCCAGTCCCGGACCCGATCCTCGCCCAGGTGACTGAGGACGGGCTGGAAGAGTTGTTCCGGAAGGACCCTTTGCTGATAACGCAGAAGGATCTTTCCAGCATCATCGACTACTTTCGAGCGGAGCGTCATCGTTTCCAGCAAATGGAGGCGGAAGGGAAGTTCCGCAAGAAGAAGAAAGAGAACGGAGATCCTAACATCGACGCAAAGAAGGCTGCTAACGCCGCCCTCAGCATCGATAACTTGGACATCTAAGATGTCGAAATCCATCCTCCCAAACAACGAGTTTGAGTGGTATTGGTTCTGGCGCGGTAGCATGGCGTGCGCCGTCGTCTGGATCATCCTTATCCTCATCGCCGCAGCCCTAGGAGTCTTCCGATGAAAGAACCCGATTACTTCCTTGATACGACCGTTGATGCTGTCCGCGAGTTTCTCAGCAAGCCGGACAGCGAGTTTAACGAAGTGTTGACTAACTGTCTGGATGAGGCGCAAGGCCGGGTCTACACGGCCCTCGAGTTCGAAAAGGTCCCGGTCTACATCTTGATCAGGATCGCTCCGTAGGTGAGGGGCCTACAGCACCTCTGGGTTCCCTCGAACCTCGGCCACGGCGAGGCTATGTGTTCTCGCTGTGGCATCACCGACCGCGAGGCCCGTGCCCTTCACGTCACCGAAACCTGTACCGGCCAGCACCCGAACGAGCGAGCTGCCGCGATCAGGGAGGCCGCAGCTATCGCTCGCCAGCACGCAGCGAACAGCGCAGCTGTTGCCCAGAAGTACGTCCGCTCACCTAACCTCTGGGCGCAGCACGCACAGGCCGAGAAGGTCGCTATCGCAATTGCTAAAGAAATCGAGGCCCTCGATGGAGCTAAACAGCCAGAACCCGGCCAGAAGAATGCGTGAAACCGTCCTCACCTCGCTGTCCGATATCCTCAAGACGCTAAGGGAAATCGAGAATTACTGCACGACGCCTCACTGGACGGCCGACCGGCGCTGGAAAATCGAGCACGCGGCTCGGCACTTGCGCCGGCGCCTCGAGAAGGAGAATGCTGATGCCAGCCGAGGCGCCTGACACCCAACTCTTCTGCAAGTCTGCCCCATTAGTTCAACATGCGTGGGATAATAGCTCCATGACGCTGTTGAAAGAATGTGCCCGCAAATACCAGCTAGCCATCATTGAAGGCTGGATACCAAAAGACACCGCCCCTCCCCTCGTATTCGGTGGGCTCCTCCATAGGTACCTCGAAGCCTATGACCGGCACCGCATCAAAGGAACAGACCACTATGCGTCGCTCTCGCTCGTCGTTGCCCAAGCCCTCCGCGAGACTGTGCGCCGAGTTAATGGACTACTGCTCCCAGATGGAGGCATACGTGAGGTCCCTGCAGGCACAGAAGGTGCCCAGGAAACGCTTATCTTCTGGCACGGAGACAACAACCGTACGCGCCTCACGCTCGTCCGAAGCATCATCTGGTACACAGAGCAATTCGCCATCAACGACCCCCTCAAAACTGTCAGACTTTCGTCCGGCGAAGCAGCCCTAGAAATCTCCTTCCGCTTCATGCTGCCGCTCACTTCGCCAGATGGTGACGCCTTCATCTACTGCGGGCACATCGATAAGATTTGTGAGTTCGCCGGAGAAACTTTTATCCAGGAGCGGAAGCACACGACCTCTACCCTCGGCCAGTGGTACTTCATCAAGTACTCTATCGACGCACAGACATCCGGGTACCTCACCGCCGGTAAGGTCCTGATCGACAAGCCTGTGTCCGGCATCATCGTGGACGCTTGTCAGGTGGCCGTCACCTTCACTCGCGTTCACCGGCACATCGCTCCGCGTACGGAGGCTCAGTTAGATGAATGGCTCGCCAACACGCTAGAGTGGATCGAGATTGCACAGGGCTACGCCATGCGCTATGGTAATCGCCCCTGGCCACTCAACGAGTCATCGTGCCATAAGTATGCTGGGTGCCAGTTCCGGGGCGTCTGTTCTAAGGACCCGAGCATCCGGCCGATGATCCTTCAACAGCACTTCACAAAGAAGCAATGGAACCCTCTGGAGATCCGCAGCGGCGCGGACGATTGGAGCAGCTAATGGCGAGCAAGAAACCCCTTCTGTGCCTCGACTTCGATGGGGTCCTGCACATGTACACGAGCGGCTGGTCCGATGTAGCGCACATTGCGGATGGCCCTGTGCCCGGCGCATTCGACTTCATCCGAGAAGCGATGGATTACTTTGAGGTAGCGATTTATAGCAGCCGCTCCGCGCATCCCGGCGGTGTCGAGGCTATGCAGAAGTGGTTCGCTGACAACGGGCTAGAGGCCGAGTACCGGGAACGCCTCGCCTGGCCGATCGCGAAGCCAGCAGCTTACCTCTCTATCGATGACAGGGCGCTCCAGTTCTCTGGCTCCTTTCCAGAACCTTCTCGCCTTCTTGACTTCCGGCCGTGGAACAAGGGGACGCCGATAGAGGCCCAGGAGTTCGCTCATCTCATGTTTGAACCCGCATCGGAGACATTCTGAATGGCATCCCTCGCAGAAATGTCTATCAAAGTACATCCCCATAAAGTTTTAATGTGCGCGCCTAGCGGCACCGGCAAGACGGCCCTGATCGGTTCCCTCGCCAAGGCGGACTATCGCTGCTTCGTGCAGGATTTTGACGCCGGCATCGAGATCCTCCTTGATCCGAGCATTCTGCCTGTCAACAAGCGGCAGAACGTCTTCGTTAAGACGTACACCGACAAGCCGCTCTCTGCGGAGCACGGCATACCGATGGCGGCTATGACCGCCATGAGCGACCTGTCCAAGGGCTGGGTCGAGAAGAACGTGAACATGGGCACCCCTCGTACATGGGGAGTCAAGGACGTTCTCTTTCTCGACACGCTTGGCTTTTTTGGTGATGCCTGTCTGCGCTACGTCCAGGCGATGAACAATCACTTCGAGCGGGCGACCATCCCTGACTACGGCACCGCTATGGACATGGTAGAGAAGTACCTGGAAACAGTGTTCTCTGACATGACAACCTGCAATGTCGTGGTCAACAGCCACATCATGTTCACCGGCTCGCCTGAGCAGCAGGGTTCTCTCAAAGGGTTCCCGCTCGCCCTGGGAAGCAAGCTCCCTCCTAAGGTCCCGCGCTTCTTCAACTCCATGCTTTCCTTAGAGAAGCGCAAGGACCCGAAGGGAGAAATCGAAGTCATCATGCACACCCGTATGACTCCCGCACTCGATCTCAAAACTCCCGCACCTTCCATCGTTCCATCCGAGATGAAAGCAGATCTAGCCCTCTTTTTCCGCTTCCTGGACACCGTCCAGGTGGCGCCGTCGGTAGCCCAGCCAGCGGCGTAACGCAACCTTAGGGCAGGAGAAGACCTATGTCGTTCGAAGATGTCATGAACATGTCTGCCGAAACTGCAATCCGGCCGCCGCCGTTCCCTGGCGGTACCTACCGCTTCCTCATTCTGAAGCACACGCCGGGGCAGGCACAGAACGAAAAGAAAACCCCCCTCATCGAGTTGGAACTGAAGCCGATCGCAGCGATGGCCGACGTGGACCAGAGCCGCTTGCCGGAGGACTGGAACAACCGCCTCCAGAACTACTCCTTCTTCATGACGAAGGACGCGGCCTACCGGCTCCGCGAGTTCGCCGAGGCTATGGGCGTCCAGGTCGCCGGCCGGACGTTCAAGCAGATCGTCCCGGATCTCCAGGGCAAGTACTGCACTGGCACGATGGTGATGCAGCCGTCCAAGCGGAGGCCCTCGGAGATGGTCTCCTTCATCAACGAACTCGGTCCGGATCGGACGTAGCCAACTGGGGCGGCCTTCGGGCCGCCCCTTTCTTCTGGAGCCCTCATGCGGATATCCGACATCAAGGTCGAAGATCGGCAACGCTCTGCTATCGATCCGGCCCAATTAGACGAGCTGAAGGCGAGCATAGCCCGGAACGGCCTGCTGCATCCGATAGTAGTTGACCGAAGCGGGAGGCTGCTTGCCGGGCAGCGCCGTCTCGAGGCGCATAAGGCCCTCGGCCTGAAAGAAATTGCAGTCACCCTCTGGGAAGATCTCCCCGAAAACGAGCGAAAGATCATCGAGCTGGAGGAGAACCTCAAGCGGAGCGACCTCGACTGGAAAGACCAAGTGAAGGCGATACGGCAGCTGCATGACGCTTACACGGCCACTCAGCCGGATTGGACGGCCGCTCGCACCGCGACAGCCCTGAACGTCACGCCCGCCTTCGTCAGCCGTATGCTGACCGTCGAGCAGGAAATCAAGAAGAACCCTGAACTGCTAAGGGAAACCTCTGCCAAGGCTATCTACAACCAGTACGCACGCCGGCAAGCCCGTGATATTGATGCAGCTATCACCGATCAACTGATGCCGATGGGACCAGTGGCGCCGAAGGCGCCTTTCGAGTTGTACTGTGCTGATTTCCTTTCCTGGGCTATAGCTTATGACGAAAGGCCCTTCAATGTGCTACACTGTGACTTCCCATACGGACTGTCTATGCACGACGCACAGATGCAGGCTTCTCGTCAGTCAGATCGCTATGACGACCGGCCAGAATTATTCTTCCAGCTCCTCGACACTTTGCTCATCGCTCGCCATAAACTTTTCGCACCCGCTGGGCACATGGTCTTCTGGACCGCTGCTAAACACCGAGCCGCTGCGGCTGGGCGGTTTAGGTCCGAACCTGGGTTCGTTGTAGATGAGTACCCGCTTATCTGGCATAAAGCAGACCTGGCAGGCATTATACCGGACCCCAGACGAGGGCCCAGGCGGACTTATGAAATGGCCCTCTTCATCACATGGGGAGACCGTTTTATCGTTAGGCCCGTTTCCAATTCTATCTCTCACCCTCGGGGCGCTTCTGACAGCGAGCACATTTCTGAAAAGCCCCTCCAGGTTGTTGAGCATTTCCTCTCCATGCTGGTCGACGAGAACACAGACCTCCTTGACCCTACCTGCGGTTCTGGAACAGCCATTGCAGCAGCGGTTAGCCTCAAAGCAAGACGCGCTGTTGGCCTTGATAGTGAGCAGAAATACGTGGACCTCTCTCACCACACCGTCAGACGCCGGCTGGCCACAGATACCATAATTGAGGGCATAGTATGAGCGGCCGCTGGTCTGACTCACTCGTCCCTGGTGCGCCTTTAATGGTCGTAGGAGAAGCATTTGCAGAAACAGAAGAAGTCACTGGCTCCCCGCTCACCGGCCGGTACGGCCACGCTCTCTTTCAGCTGTTCCGAAACGTTGGGCTCAAGCGAGCCGATCTTTCTCTATCAAACGTCTTCAATGAACGACCTCCTGGAGATGTCATTTCTCGTCTCTGGGAGAACGATGAGATCCGTGAAAGCGCGCTACAGCGCTTAGGAAAGGAAATCGACGTTGCTAAGCCGAACCTTATATTGGCGATGGGGAATACCGCACTCCGTGCCCTCACCGGTCTCACTGGAGTCTCCTCCATACGGGGCCACTGTCTACTGGGCACTCTCCGCCCAGTTAAGGTGCTACCGACCCTCCTCTCTATCTTCCAAGGAGCGACTGCCCGCGCTAATGTCCAGGTGGATATCATCAAGGCGAAACGTGAGAGTGCTTTTCCTGAGGTGCGGCACACTCATAAAACGCTCTGGCTCGAACCGACGCTCACAGACCTCCTCCTCTTCGAGGAATACTACTTGGAGTCCGCCAGTTACATCGCCTGCGATATTGAGACGACGGGAAGCAAACTTATTACAATGGTGGGTCTGGCGGCTCGCCCTAGTCTCGGCATCGTCATCCCCTTCGTTGACCGTTCCAAGCCGGGCTACCACTACTGGGAAACGCGAGAGGAAGAAATAGCCGCATGGGCCTGGCTCCGCAAACAGCTTCACCGGCCGATCCCGAAGGTGTTTCAGAACGGCCAATACGACACTTATTGGCTGGCCCACTACGGTATCTACCCGACTGGTGGACCGATCGAAGACACCATGCTCCTTCATCATGCCCGATACAGCGAGCTGGCAAAGGATCTCGAGTCACTAGCTGCTGTGTATGCGGCCACGCCCCCCTGGAAGTCTAAACGCCCGAGAGGTTCCGATGTCGGCAAGGAGAAATAATGAGACTTCCCCTCGTCATTATCGAGAGCCGGTACGCTGCGAAAACCGCCGAGGGCCTGATCAGGAACTGGAACTATCTTCGCTTCGCCATCGCGGACTCAATCTCCCGTGGCGAGGCTCCCTTCGCTTCTCATGGCTTCTTTACGCAGATGCTGAACGATCGTTCACCAGAAGCGCGCAAACTCGGTCTACGACTAGCTGTGGAGTTCATTAAACGTGCAGATGCTATGGCGATTTATACTGACTACGGGTGGAGCCGGGGGATGCGGGCTGGCGCTCGGTGGGCTGTCCGCTTTGATCTACCACTTACTGAGCGGAAGATAGGGAGGTTAAGCAAATGGCAAAAGTCCTCCACTTTGCTGAAAACTATCCAGCCGGGGCCTCGCCCGATCAAATCTACAACGGCCTAGACGTAACTACGACAGCTGAAATCTGGGAGGCGATCCGGCACTGGCGCGATGATCCGATCACCCAGATGCACTACGCATACACTAAAGGTATGCGAGGCCCGGCAATGGAGATGACGTTCCGGGGCATCCTCGTAGACCAGGAAGAGCGCATGTGGCTCGACCATAAGTTCCACGAGGACGAGGCCCGGCTCATCGAGTACTTCGAGATCATTTCGGAAACGATCAGCGGACTTCGCTGTAATCCTCGGTCTACGAAGCAGTGCCAGAAGCTCCTCTACGAGAGCATGAGGCTCCCTCCGCAGTACAAGTACGACAAGAAAGAGCGGGTCGAGAAGTTGACTACCAGCATCGAAGCCCTCGAGCGACTGAAGGAGATCGGCCCGGATGCCTTCCTCATCTGTAACTTCATCCTTGCTAGCCGCGATGCGCGCGAAAAGATTAAAATCACGTCCAAGGCGATCGACGAAGACGGCCGTATGCGATTTTCCTTCAATGTTGCAGGAGCTTCTACCGGACGCTGGTCCAGTTCGGAAAATCCAATGTGGACTGGCACAAATGGACAGAACATTACAGACGAGATGCGCCGAATGTTTGTTGCTGACCGGGGCAAGAAGCTCGGAAACGTCGACTTATCACAAGCAGATGCTCGAAATATTGCATATCTGTCCGGTGATGAGGGCTATATTGCTGCGTGTGAAGGACCAGACCTCCACACGCACGTAGCCATAATGATCTGGCCTACAGTCGCCTGGCCGCTCGGCCCGGATGGCCGCTACGATTATAAGGCCTGTAGAAAACTTGCAGAACAGAAGTTCTGGCGGCACTTCGACCGGCGAGATCTGGCGAAGCGGGGCGGCCATGCAAAAAACTACATGATCCTAGCTATGACAATGAGCCAACGCCTCAAAATCCCTTATCAGCTCTGTGTGGATTTCGGCTTCTCTTACTACCAGGCGTTCCCCGGCATACCGGCCCTCCACAACGAGATACAGGTTTATTTGATTGAGGACGCTTCCCGGCATGGCGGCCCACAGGGTATCTTTACACCGACTGGTCGGAGGCGCTACAGCTTCGGTCTCCCTTACGAGTCGGACACCCAGCGCGCTATTGTGGCGCACATGGGCCAGAGCATGACAGGGGACATCATGAATGTCGGCCTGTTCCGTCTCTGGCACTATCCGAAGATTGAACTGCTCGCCCAAATCCATGACGCAGCCCTGTTTCAGTATGATCCCTGTGATGAGGCAGAGGTCTTGACTGAGGTTCTTCGCTTAATGCGAACGCCTGTGCCGGTCGGGCCGAGAACTCTTCTGCTTCCGAGCGACGTTACTTGTGGCTGGAACTGGGCGCATTACCTGTCCGAGGCAGATGCCGCGTTTGAGTCCGAAAAGAGCGGCTTGCCAGTTCGTCCAAACCTCTCTGGCTTAAAGAAGTGGACACCGGATGGCGACAGTCGTACCGCTCCAGCAGCCACGAAAGAATCTCTGCTGGATTACGTCCTTCGTTAATGAGACTGAGTACCTAGACTCGCCTCAGATCTTCCGGAAATGGGCTGCTCTAACAGCCCTCAGTGCGGCTCTAGAGAGGAAGGTTTTCCTAAAGCTAACTAACCGGCAGCTCTTTCCAAATTTGTACACTTTCTTGGTCGGCCCGCCTGGTATCGGCAAGACGACAGCGATCCGCTTCGTCCGAGAACTGCTGCAAACGATCCCACGCCTGCATCTTGCACCGCCTAAAATAACGAAAGAGAAATTCATCCAGTTGCTTGCCGGCGCGATGAAGCTCGATCAAGATATCGAGTCCATGACGCATTCCTCGTATTCATGTCTGTTAGATGAGGTAGCGACCTTTCTTAATCCAGGCGATAATGAGTTTCTTACCGCGCTGACGGACTTTTATGACTGCCCAGTCCACTGGGAATACTCGCTTATCAGTCGGAACCCTGTGAATGTAGAGTATGCCTACGTGAGTATCCTTGGCGGGCTGACGCCCCGGATGCTCGCTGAAATTTTCGGCCAGCGGTCACTCGGAATGGGTTTTACTTCTAGGGTTCTGTTCGTTTATTCAGAGGACTTTGTTGAAGTTGAGCCGTTCCCTGACTTTGAGGCCCCTACTTTCAGTTCGCTTGCCGAAGACATCAGCAAAATCCATAACTTAAGGGGCGAGTTTAAGCTCTCTACTGAGGCCCAGGCTTTCGCACGGGCCTGGCGTAAAGCCAAGATGGTCCCTTTTCCAAGTGACAGCCGGTTTGACGAGTACCTCCCCCGGCGCTTCATGCACTGGATGAAGCTCTCACTGATCGTCTCTGCCGGCCGGCGAGACAGCCGCCTTATAACGATCGAGGATGTCGAGTTTACTAAAGCACTGCTTCTTGAAGCTGAAGAAACCATGCCGCTTGCACTCGAACACATGGGGCAGAACCCTATGGTTGAAGCGAGTTACCGCGTACTCCGCTGGGCGCTAGTCGAGTATAGCACAAACGGAAAGCAAGCCATCCATGAGAAGCATATACGCACGAAGCTCCTCCAGGGAGGCATATCTCCACAGTACCTGGAGTCCACGTTCCAGTCAATGGTTACCTCGGGCACCTTCGTCCTCGACTCTGGCACCTACCCTAACAGACATTTCCGACCAGTTAAAACCCCAAGTTAACCGGGTAAACGTGGGGATAGGCTTCGTGGCCAGATGGTACCTTCTCGTCCACGGAGTCCGCCCAGCAGCCCTGGAAGGCCGAGAAGCATTCACAACCCGGTCCGGTGAACGTTTTTACTGGGTAGAAGACTTGCTGCGGCGCCGTGGAAACGGCTGCGAGTACATTTCAGGCGACCTGAATGGGGACTGGAGCCGCTGTAACGAGCCGAAGGTACAGTTGCAATACTGCGCCTTTCATTACAGGGTATGTCATTTAAAAAAGCTCTCTACGGAAGAGCTTCTCAAATATCTCCTTGCCAGTATTCCTTACTTAAAGCCCAAGAGCCTCTAACAGCGGGGCCGTGTTCGGGTCATGCTTAAAATCATTCGTAATAGTTGGCGTGTGATGCAGTCTAACCCTAGTCGCGCCGCTCCGCATGACCGAGGCAACATCCGAGCCGGTCTCAAAAGCCCGCCTAAGAATAAACGTGATAGCGTGCTGATCACCCGACTCGACCGCCCGAGCATAGGCTTCGCCAAGCCGGGCCGTTGCTGCTCGGTGCTCCGCACGTCGCTCGAACAGCCGAGTTGACGCTTCGTATGCCCGCGCTATGCGAGTCGGCTGTAGACCGAGCGCATTGATCCAAGCATCCTGTGGATCTGTGATTTCTGTGATCGGCCGGCCGTCTCTAATGCTCCGCAGCGCGCCATCTTCTACTTCAGAAAACAGCTTGTACGTCACTCTCGGCCCGACAGCGTAATTTATCATGTCCCAGGTGCGCCGGCTCGCCATAGGGTTCCCGTTCGCTCTCCACTGATCAGTGAAGTAGTTTATTAACGTGCTGATCTTCTGGCCCCGCCTGAAAGCTACAAAATTATGCAGGAAGTTAATGTCCTGCTGCGGGTCCGCGCCGATTGAGGCCAGCTGGTTCTGCAAGCTGACGCCCAAAAAGCCCGGCAAACCGAAGTAAAGCGCATCCGTCACGTTATGCCCGTTAGGTCCATCACCGAGATGAGCCTCGTAGAGGTGCTGCATCAGGCTCTTGTCAGTAAAGAACCTAGAAAGCCCGTCTGCTACACCCGAAATCGCTGTTCCACCCACACCCGCAAGAGCCGCCTGTCCACCTAGCGCCAGCATTAACGGCTGAAAGCTTCCATGCCGGTACGCTTCATGTGTATAGAGCGAAAGATCATTAATATTCTGGAAAACCCAGTTCTTAAACAGGCCGAACATGCCCCCAGCAGGCCCGTTAAAAATCTTCGGCCTGTCAGCCGCAGAGTACTGATACATCGTACGGTTCGCAAACCGCTTCGCCACTTGAAAGATCTGTTCCTCGTCAGTTATTCCACGCGCTATAGCAATATGTCGGCCAGCCATAAACGAATAAGCCCGGCTCAGTTCTTCCACTCTTGCTGCCGGTATCGTAGAGAACATCCTCAGCAGATTGACCGCCCCGTTCGTAGCCCTTTCTGTCATTGTACTCCCAGACGCGAAGCCCTCTCCAACCGCTTGCCCGAACCTACTAGTCGGCCCAGCCATTTCATCAATGAAGCCCGGCCGGATCACTCCCTCTGAAACCGCTCGGCCAAGGTCCCTAGCCTCTCCGCTGTTCGGCCGAAAAATGCTTCGTCCAGCTGCTGCCATAAGCCTAAGCGGCGCGAGCGTTCCCTGAAACCCAATCGGCTTGCCGTTAAGCCCGAAGGCCGGAGAAAAGTCCATGAACCGCTGCCAGCCTGCTGCATTCGTATTCAGCAGGTGCCCGACCCCAGGGAGCACTGTCTGGATCGGTGCCATCATCTGCTGAATCAGGTATCCCGGGCTCATGAACACAAGATTAGAAAACTCCAGCTTATTATACATTTGAACGAGCTTGCTAGCCGAGTTTGCTCCGATCCAGGGCTTCAGTGCCTTATCTACAACCGCATTAAAGGCTTTATCTACAATCCCCTTCTCTCCCAGCATGATCCGGACGCGATACTCTAAGTCGTCTGCTACTCGGTCCCCATACATCCGGCGCACGTTCGAGATGTCCCCGCCGAGATGCTCTCTGATAATCGTATCGCCCAAGAGCTTATGCTCTCCTACGACCTTCGCTTCAAAGAGTTTATAAAACTCTGACTTGCTGATCTGGCCGGCGTCTCCGCCCCGGAAAATCGCTTCCCGAGCAGCCGGGCCTTGTATGCCTATGTTCTCTCGGTTCGCCCTTATTTGTCGAAGCAGCTGCTCGTCTTCCTTTGAGTTACCGATGAAGCTTTTCGCCTCTACCGTTCCGCCAGTCTCTCTAGCAATGTTCCTGGCGTTCGCTAATGCAGCATTCGAGCTACGGCCCGCGCCAACACCAAGCACTTTACCGTTATCATCGAGCACCCTCGCCCTGTGTTCACCCAGCCACATATGATTAAAGCCGTAGTTCGCCTCATTCGACGCGAACCGGCCCTTTCCCCGGAGAACCGCCTCAGTCAGATGGATCTCCTGCGCCGTTTCAGAGGCTGCACGGGAAGTCCATTCCAACAAGCTCATAATCTTGTTCTCTAGCTCCGGGTTATCCACCGTAAGCTTCAAGTATGCACGAGCCGAGTCGAGCGTCCCACCACTCGAAATCGCCCGTACAGCATGTTGGAACTCATTCTCCGACAGTGCAGTCAGCAGCGGTTGTACGCCGCCCCTCGGCCGCATGGACCGCCAGATAAGGTTCTTTCCCTCCTCTACACCCACCCTGCCGACCGTCCAGTTAGCTACCTTCGCATTCACTATATCTTGCACACCGTTTATAATGAGCCGGAGCGCCGCAGCACCGGGGGCCTTCCGAAAGAGTGCGTCTGTACTAGCAATCCCGCTCTTAATGAAATCCCAGGTGCTTCTCACTAAGTCAGAACCCTCCTTTCCAATCTGCCGCATACCCTCCGGCAGCATGTTCATATAATTCTCTACCGTCCCACCACGCCTTACAGTGTCCATAGCTTCCGGCGTGATGTCCCGCTGTAGCCCGGCCGTCCGGTTCAATGCAGCATCATCCCCTACCTTCGCAAGCAGCTCCTCGTTCTGCGCACGCCGGAGCGGCCGCTCTACGCGTTGCAGGTACGACATCCCTCGGTTCTCTAACACGTCAAACAGGCTCGGCTTGATAAACTGGCTTGGCGTAGCCGTCTTAAACAGGACGAACCGCCCATTAGGCAGTTCCTTTACCATAATCGCCAGCCCGCTATTCGTCTCCCGGCCGAACCGCCAGCCGTCCTCAACAAGCGGGAGGTGTTTCTCAAGCGTTCTCAGTGTTTTAGTAAGCACAGCCGGTGAACGTACATCCAGCACCCTAGGATACTGTACGTTCGCCATCCAGCCATCCTGTAAGCCTGCCTGCTGTGCAATCGCCTCCCATTCCGCCCCGTTCGCAAACCCTCTCTCTCCAACCGTGAACTGCCGCCTGAGCATGTCAGTGGACGCTCGCGGGCCAGTCTCAGAAGCCGCACGCAGCCGGAAGAGCCTGTCGATCGGTGCAGGATCTACATCCCCGACCAGCGTATCAATATAACGATCAGTCCTTGTCGGAACAGCAGTCCGGATTTCGTTCTCGAGCCCCCGAATGCGGCTCTCTATCAGTTCCAACGACTGCGGCGTCGCCGTGCCAGCAGCTCGCTCCTGATACAACAGGCCGAGCCGTTCTTGCGCAGACGCCCTCCCGTCATACCCGTTCACTATCCCGCGCATGACAGAGTCAGCGTCCCGCGAGCCGGCGTTCCGATACCAGTGCAGTCCGCCGGTAAACACGCTTCCCAGCGCGAGGTCTAGTGCCGCGCTTCCAGCAATTTGGCCGACCGATCCTTCATCACCGAGCACAGCCGCAGCGCCAAGCCGGGCCGCTTCAAAGGGCACAAGCTCGAGTGCTCCAGCAACCGCACCAGTCGCTAGCGGCATCTGTGCAATGCGAGGCGTCTGCTGCGCAACCACTCGTGCTACTTGTGCAGTCGCAGTCAATCCAACTCGCTCTGCCGCACCAAGCATCACTCTACCGATCAGCCGGCCGCCCAGCGCCGCGCCTCCACCCATTCCTACCAGGTTCGGTATCGTCTCACTGACGAAGCCGCCGATCGGGTGCGTCGCTCTCCACGCTTCAGTCGCATCTCTATCCAGTCCTAACGCTCCCGGGTTCATCCCAAACATCTCTGGAATGGCAGAGACTGCACTGGATGCGAAGCCCTGTAACCAGTTATACTCTTGCGGCGTACCCGGTGCAGGAGGCTGTGCTCCGGCAGGTGCCCGTGAACCGGGCGCGAGCGTCGGCATAGCCGCAGCAGCAAGTGCTTCCTCATCGCCTGGATTAAGAAAGCTTCCACCACCCATATGCTTATTCCTCTATCGTATCGCTTGGAAGCGCAGACGTACCGGGCTGAAGCCTGCTGGTAAGCGAGTGCCGATAACGCTCCATCAGCGCACGGCCCTGTGGCGTGCTAGTCAGGAACTCTCGCATGTAGCTACGCCGTTGAGTCTGTCCGGGTGCAGTCTGAATAAACGCAAACCATTGCTCTCTGCCTCTCTCACGTATTCCGCGCTCATCTGCCTGTTGGCTAAACTGCCCAGCCAGGCTATCCAGAAGTACCTGCTGTGCCGTTGAACTGAGCGGCTCACCGACCAAGGCACGCCGGTGTGCATCATCGATCCGAGCCTGCGCCACCATTCGAGCAACCTGTGCACGATAAAGGTTAATTGCAGAGGTAGCACCAAACTGTGCCTGTTGCTGCGCCAGTTGTGCGCGTGTAAGCGCAGTATGCTGTTGCTGTCCGGCTATCGTAGCAGCAAGCCCGCCTGCCCGCTCAGCACCCTGCTGCAGCGCCTGGTCATATCGCTCTGCCGCAGCACGTTCCTCCGCACCACGCGCGCTCCGCGATGCCGAGGCACCTGCACCGGCCGCACCGAGCACCTCAGAAATCGTGTGCCCTCTCGAGCCACCACCTGCACCTAGCCCGGCCAGGAAATCCTGGAGCCCTTGCTCCCTTGCCGACTCTCTCGGCGCTCTAGTCGGGTTCTGCATTCGCTCCATTATCGCGTAGAGCCGGCTATAGTCCGGATCTGGTATCGTCGGCATAGGCGGCAGAGTGATATTCGGCACGTCCGGCAGCTGCGGTGCTGGCGGAGGAGGTGGAGGAGGTGCGGCCGGAGGAGCAGCAGCCGGAGCCGGTGGAGCTGGCGGTGGGGCCGGCGGGACAGTAGAGGGCGCTACACGCTCGAGCCGAGCAGAAGGATCGGCCTGTGGAGCCATGAAAGGAAGGGCACGGAAGAGCCAGTCTCTCCAACTCCCTGGTTCCGGTGCTGCTTGATCGATACGCCTCTGTGCTGCACTCAGCTCTTCTGCCGATGGCGGGCGCGTAAGCGATGGAGCAGGCGGGGTAGCACCTTCCGGCCGCAAAGGAATGATCGGTCGCCCAGTTCTCTCTGCTTCTAGCCGTTGCAGCAGCTGATCTTCCAGCGTACGAAGCCGGTTAACGTCATCTGGGTTCGTAGCTGAACGAAGCCGGATACGCACCAAGTCCAAATCACGTTGAGTGCCACTCTGCGCCGCGACTGTTGGAGCCGGAGCCGCAGCCGGAGCCGCAGCTGGTGCTGGTGCCGGTGCAGCAGCTGCCGGCGCAGGAGCCTGAGCTAACTGATCGTCCGGCCGTGCGCGCAAAAGCGGCATCAGCGATACAGTCGGATCATAATCCGATGCTGAATCATCGCCACCTGTTGCAACATCTCCGACTCCCCCGCCCACGTCCATGCCATCCAGCCTGATCGGTGGAACAGCCGAAACTTGTGGAGCTGATGTCGCAGCCGGTGCAGTGTCAAACTGCCTCCGGCTTGTCGTGTGCAATCGGTTTCCATACTCAGCTACTGCTTCCGTAACTGGCCGGCTGCGAAGCGCTGCTAGGTTCGGGTTCTGTTCGAAAATCCTGTCAGCGAACCGCTCTCCAAACCGCGTCCCGCCATAAAACGTCCGAAGCCCCGTTTCAAGAGGCATTTCTGGGTGCGCGAGCAAATAGCTCGCTGCCGGCCCGCCAAAGCCGTGTGCAAAATATCTCTCTGCATCCGTAGGATCGCGCTGTAGCCGGTGCCTTAGCAGAACGTCATTCTGCCGGGTCAGTTCTCTTGCCGCAGCAGTCTGCCCTTCCTCCGTAGACATATCGAGGTTAAAGCCTTGTCGGCGCAGTCCCTCCTGTGTGGCCGGCATGATCTGGTAGAGTCCTTCCGCGCCGGAAGCCCTGTTCCGAATGGTCAGGTTCCCACCGCTTTCTGGGCCCTGCAACGCGGCCAGATATTCGTCCATGCTGACCATTATCCGAGCCCTCCCAACAGACCGAGTATACCACCCGCCGCCGCACCCCACGGGCCTCCAATGCCAAAGCCCATGCTCGCGCCGCCCATCGCACCGCTCAGCATACTCGCGCCCTTACTCGTCGGCTGATAGAACTGCCCCGGTGTGCCGGTCTGTGCGCTCGAGCCGGCCTGTCCATAAGGAAGTCCTTGCAAGAGGGAAGCGTACGGCGAAACGGCCTGCCAAGGAGCTTGCTGGGCCATCTGGTACCGAGTCATCGCTTCAGTGATCGGCTCTTGCGCCCAGCCACGCTGCTCCGTCCCAGCCGCGCTCAGTATATCACTTGGCATTAGGCTCAGTGACGTACCAGCTTGTGCTAGTGATGGTGCCTGCATTTGCCGGGCGCGCTCAGCGTTATACATATCGCTGTAAGCTTTAGCTGAGGTGTCCCCGATGTTTCGCTCTGTTTCAGAAAGCCGGCGCCCCTGTTCGATGTTGTATCGGTCCCCTCCGTATGCGCCAGCGTTCCAAGCATCAGCAGTCAACTGTGGGAGAACCCTCTGCTGTAAGTTCTCTACCATCGGCCGGACAGTCGCTTGGAGACCCTGTTTAAAGTAAGGGTTCGTCTCCGGGTTCAGGTACTGCCCAGTAAGCGTGTCGTTCGCAAGCCTCAATGTGTTCGCGCCGGCCGCTGCTGTGCCGCCAGTGTTCGCGAAGTTAACCCGCTGCTGGTTTGCCTGCTGCTGCGCGTCCGAAACCGGCGCAGTCAGCGCCCCACCATACGGTGTCGTAGAGGTCTGCTGGTTCGCAGTCTGGGCCTGCGCCATAGCGTCTCGTAGATATGGCACCAGCCCTTCCCACGGCTCCGACTTCGTAGTCGTGGTTTGGGGAGGCCCCTGCTGATAGCTCGGCGCACCGCCTCCTCCTCCCATGAAGCATGTGCTCGCTGGGTGCCAGTTAAGCGGATCGAAATCCTGGATGAAGCGACAGGTCATCATAGGTAAAACCTCATGACGGAGTACTTTTTCTTCCACTCTTTCAGCGTCTTCTCCAGGCCCTTCCGACAGAACGTCTGGACAAACGCTGCGCCATGTTCCTTCGCGAACGGCGCAAGGACTTCATGAAAGTAGTGGTAGTACCTCGGGAGGTCATCGCCCACCAGCCCGAACAACTGCATGTACTTCAACTGCGCTGTCGTCTCGAAGTTAGTGATAGCTACGATATCGATCCTGCTCGGCACCCCGAACAGCCAGAGCTGTCCGCCAGCGGCATCGGTCCGTTGACAGAATTTCTTCAGGTCCTCGGCTGTATATTCTCCATCGCTCTGTGCAACAAGCCGCTCCATCAAGTCCTCAATTGCCGGCCAGATAGCCTCTACGTGCTCGCTCTTCACGCCACACCAGTACTGTCCGAATGGAAGGGGCTTTCCATCTGCATCAGCAAAGACAACTACTTCTGTGCTCATTATGCGAGGCCCCATAGCTCAATCTGTGAATACACTTCGTTGGCCTGTCCTACCGCCACGCCGAGCCCGTTCGTTGCAACTGGGCTGGCAGTGTAGTGAAACAGTTTATAATTCGTAGCTGCTTTCGGCTCAATCACTCCGACAAGCCAAGAGCGTGTCTGTGTACCTGACACACTGTATTCTGACGTACCTAACAAATCAGGTGTGCCAAACGACTGATCTCTAAGCAGTGCTTGATGCTGTCCAGCGTTGTAAGCTGGCACGCTAGCACGTATTAAGTACCTTCCTTTTGTCAGCGTAAACGTATTATCAGCTAACAACAAACAGATCCCTACCGGATCATATTCTGTATTTAACTGCCGAACATTCCAGCCTGCAATCGACGCACCACCATTCGTTCCGAGCGCCTTTTTATCTTGCAGCACTACAATCGGATACTGATCCTGCGGCGTCGGAGTGATCATCCGTGAAAGCGTCTCTACGAGCCGGCGTGCCCACTCCTGCCAGTCTGTCGCGCCGGCTGGGTCTGGAAATTGTACCCTTAAATCCATTTTACAGCTTCGCTATCCAACAGCCCACCGCCATGCCGGGCGGGCAGGTGTTATGGGCGTAGCCGTAGACACCTATACCTCCATCTGTACCTGATGCTCCAGTTGTGTTTGCATAATGCAGCGCATATGGACCTCCTCCCAAAGATGTGTCGGCAAAAGATGGAACGCTGACTGTATGTTGGTGCGGCGGGATTTCAGAGGCCGCTAGCGTGTGCATCTGCTCTCCGCCAGGATAGCAATGCGCCGACCCGTTGATGCCACCAGGCGCTGCACCCGTCAGCCGACCCGTACCAAGATCAAGGCCAAAGAGCGTTCTCCCTCGCATATCCGGCATCACCAAATAAGCATTCCTATTAAAATCGTAAGCTGCATCCGAACCACGCCCTCCAGCTACTGGACAGGCGGTATTATCGCACAGGCCCCAGAAATAACTGTAGAGTGGATAGCAGTCCGCATGTGCTCGCTCACTTGCTCCAGAACTCGGGTTACCTATCGAGCCACCCATCAGCCTCACGTATCCAGCAGGGATAATACCGTAATGCAGGAACGGAAAGATAGCGCCAGTCGGTACAAGCGCACCTGCCAGCGCCGTGCTCAACTGCGCTTGCGTAACGGTCCCCTGGCCATAATAAGAAGCTAAATATTGTCCATTTAACGAACAAATATGCAGGCCCTGTCGAGACTCCAGCGTAATACTATTCCCTCCATTTATAGTAAACCCACTACCAGGCCAGACATTTAAACCATATGGAGAAAAATTAAACAGCTCTGTATGCCAACCCGCTCCAAAATTTCCACCAAGCGTTGGCGCACCTAAGTAGCAATTATGTGCAGCTGTTCCATTTATAAGTACTAATCGACCAACATCCTCTGGAAGAAGCGAGAAATCTACATCCGGTATATAACGTACCCTATCCTGTCCCCAAGAGTCCCAGATAAAATCTGTCGTATCCGCGTTATCCCTTACAAGAACCTGTTTCCTCGTTATGTCTACGTACATCCGGTTCGGCCGGGCAGCCGCTACGAGCGCCGGCGCACCCGTTCCTGCCTGCCGCGTTGAGAGCGCAATCAGCGCATTGTTCATATCCGTCCGCATAGCCGGAAAGAGTTGGTCTGCAAACTCAAAGTCGTGCTGTGTCATATTCCGCTCCCGTCCTCTAGGATACCGAAGAACTTCAGTCCGTTCAGCTCCCAGTCATCATTCACACCGTTGCTCGCCAGTTCAAACTCCAGCATCATCCCTTCCGCCTCAACGTAGTACTGCGCCAAGTCTTTCTGCAGCGCGAACGGCCCGCGCCACTCAACAGCTGAGGTCGGATCCTCCGGTGCGAAATGCTGTCCAATGCGCAGCGTCGGCCCAGGACCAGAATTGATCGTCATCTCAACCTGGACCATGTCCAGGACCTTCCACTTGTCCCGCTTTCCAAAATCATGTGGCTTCGTCCGGAGAACTCGGTTGACCGAGCCACCGTTAAACGAGTTCCCCTTATCCGCATAGCTAATCACGCCGTTATACCGGGCGATCAGCGGATCGATAAACACGTCTGGCATCAGCCCGACCTGAAACGCGAAGTCGACCGTTTCAAAGGAGAACGTACTCGCCTCAGTGTCGTAAACCAGCGTTCGGCTGTTCTCAGTCGAGTTAAACATAGGGAGCGACCAAGTGATCTTGTGCGTACCAGGGTTGTATCGGCCAGCAATCTTCGATCCTTGCTCCCAGTTAACATTTCTTTCTAGCCACGTACCGAGGGCTGGGTCGCTCACCAGCTGCACACTCACGCCATCAGTCTTGAAAATCCCGCTCTTCTGCAACCCGTAGTTGAGCGAGCCGACTGCCACGATCGACTGCTTACTAACCGCCCCCACGCCCACTAGCGCCGTAGTTGAGGCACCAATCGCTCCCCAGGAGCCGATATAATTCAGCATTTGCATATTCGAGCGCGAATACACAGCGAGTCCGCGCCCCAGCGGCACAGCAGCGATCGCTGCAGTCGACAGCTCGCTTAACAGCAAGCGCCCTGCATTCACGTACACATACGGATCTAGAGCTTCTGGATTGCCATCCGCGCTCCATCGAACTTCCCTTGGGTCGTTAGAGGTGTTAATGTAGAGGTAATGCGGGCCGAGCTTCGCAACCAGCTGGCACCACGTAAACAGGCCGCTCGTACCGCCTAAGTCTACGAAGGTCGGTCCGGGCGGCTTATAAATCTGCACCGGCTCTCGGCCGTTCGTAAAGATGCACCAGTCTCCATGCTGCATCGCGGACCAGCGAGTCGCCAGCCGGGCACCTACACCATCAACCATAGCCGTGTAACGGCCCGCCTTGCTTACGTCCGCAAAGTTCTGGTCGCCTGGAGACATCCATAGACCGAAATGCGTCCCGCAGAAGACCGCCCGGTTGCCGTTCAAAAGCCTTTGCTGGAAAAGCCCTGTCGGCACCTCTGGCACCTGCATCACGCCGCTAAACCCTGTCGCTGCCGTGTCAAAGGTATTCGTGGCCGCATCAAAGGTGCCAGGATGCTGGTCAAACGTGAGGGCCGTCCACACAAGCGCCTGCTGTCCTTTATTCGAGCGGGCCGCAAAGGTGTCGAAGTAGATATTGTCTGCCTGCTCCCAGAGCGGCGTGGTCAGCCGGCCGATCCCTGGTCCGAGGCCAGAGGAAATCAGGACCGGAGTTGTCTCAAAGATTTTCTCACTCATGTTTGCATACCGGCTCTCGTATGCGACGAGCGTACAACGTAGTACCGCCCCAGCGATCGCTATAAGCAACTGCTGCGAGCGGCTGTTGTTCAACGAAGTGCTGGATATCCATGTTCTGCACGTTCGAGAAGGCTATTCCTCCGGCTGGCTGCACGTCTCCGTATGAGACGAATGCCGGCAACGGCACCACGTTTTCATACTTAGTGCACCCACCGCCCTGCCAAAAGAATATCAGGCCAGCCATTTAGCTAGCCAACAATCGGCCAGCCGAACACGCGCCAGCCGAGCAGGAACAGTAGCACAAAGAACAGCAGGTTACCTCCCCATGCCAAAGGCACACCATACTGTCCTCTGTATACGTAAGCACCGAAGACGAGCCAGAGAACCATCAACAGCCAGAACAGAAAGCCTATACTCATGACGGCCTCCACAACAGTTCCACAGCCAGAGCCACAGCAAGCGCGATACCACTACTTACAAACGCAACCAGCTTCCACATCACCCGCCAGCGAGCATCGCAGAACTTCTCATGCGCCGTCAGGTCACCTCTCAGCGACGTGACCTGTATCTCTAACGCGCGCAAGCGCTCTTCCATTAGCCAGCTGGCAACTGACCCGGCGCACCTGGCGGCCAGGGCGTCGGCGGGTCCGTCTGCGCCATCGGATCGTGCGCCTCCAAAACAGCAGCAATCGCATCCCTTGTCTCTTGTGGAACGTCCTCATTAAACATAAGCGTGCCATCCATGATGCTCCAGCTCCAGCCGTCCATGTTGATGCCGGCCGCGCGACACTCGTCGGTGAACGTAGGACCGATCTTCCAGTCAGCCATGTGTCATCCCCTCGTACTGCACCACAGATTGAGGCTGGACCACGTTCCAACATTAGCGCCGACATAACCCGTCGCGGCTATCGAACGCACACCGGGCGCCGTCAGGATCGTCCATCCGGTCGCGCAATTGTTGCCGTAACCGACGCCGGCATTATGACTGAGCGTAACCGCGCCTATTGGGCTGCCATCAGAGTAAACGTCGGTTACATTGGAAGTGGTGCCGCCGCTGTTCGTTACGAAGCCGGCGAGTTGGGCCGTAATCGGATCTTCGCCAAAGGTAGCGATGACAATCGCCTGCGTCAGAAATACCGCCACCGTCGAGCCCGTCGCAACGCCCGAAGCTGCAATCGCCGCCACTCGGCCGCGACGGTTCCACCCCGAGATAACACCGATAACGCTGGCTTCCTGACGAAAGATGGTGGTGCCATAGAAACCACCGACGAACGTCAAGGCCGGGTTGCCTGGATGGACTGAGTTGCCGTCGCGCGGATCGGTGACCGGTGCGTTTGCATCGGCGTAGAGCTGCATCACGCTGCCGCTCATGAGAGCGTAAGCGTAGACGAGCCCGTTGGTGTTGTAGGTGCCGACATAGGCCAGATCGACGCCCGCCGCCGGGATCGTGCGCAACTGCGCGTCGATAGTGATCAGTGCGCCGCCATAGCGGCTCAGCCGGCACGTCGTCGTGCTGATGTAATCGAAGCGGCAATCGTGCCGCACCATTGGGTATCCAAGCCCGTGGATTGCAGCTAGCTGTTGCGCCGTCAGGTTCGTTGGATCGCCTAGCCCCGCACCCAGCGCCCGGCCTTTCACCGTGCCGTCCGGCATATCGACCAGCTGTGCATCCGTCACGCTGTTCAGCGGAGGATAGAAGCCGGGGGATTGCGGATAATAGGGCATCAGATCCCTGCGTCTGCCGTGTAGTTGACGAGAATAGGTTGCCCCGCCGCCGATCCTGCCGGCGTCGTTGTGCTATACGTAAAGCGATCCATTCCAACTGACCACGTTGCCGTAAGTGTGCAATCGGTACCGGTGCCGTAGTTGCGCGCTTGTGCGCCGGCAGCACCAGGATTGAAGAACGCAATAGTTGGCGTGGCCCGCATCGCGACGGGAAACGGGATAGAAGCGGGATAATGTGCCTGACTTGCGCCGACAATCTGCGGTGTAGAAACCGCAGACGAGCTATCCGCGTTTGCTGCCGGTGCTGCCGCGTATTGGAACGACTTCTGAAAGTGCCGCCTACACGCCAGCAACTCGCTCTCGAACGGCCGGCGCTCGAACGGCGTCGCGATGCTGCCGATTTCAAGCTGCACGTCGTCAATGATGGCAACATCGTTTGCGCCTGCGGTGCCAACCGGCGTCCACTGAAATACGACCGACGCCTGAGTAATATTTGCCGGAACGATAGCGGGCGATGTCGCACTAAAGCGCGTTGCCACACCAGTAAGTGCCGCATTTATCTGGACCGGCTGAACGAGATTTGTATAGCCGCCGATAGCTTTTGCTACAGCGCCGGTTCCTGTGAACAGCGTACAAGTAAGTATCCCACCGGCTGGCGACCAATTAGCAAGTGCATAGCTTGTAAACGACAGCGTGACGATGCTGCCGCGCATCGTGAAAATCTCGTCAGCATCGAGCGGAAACTCGAAGAATATCGGCCCCGTGCCGGTCTGTCCTGCGTTGCGTGACACATAGGCTGCCCATCGCGAGCCGGCGGTAATTCCTGCGGTCTGACCAACGGAGCATTGTTCATTGGCGCCGGTCTGGATGAACCAGCCATCCGCAGCATATAAACCACCGCCTGCGGCAACGGAAAATGCGGCGCTCCCACCTGCACCGCGCTGCCACACCTCAAAGCCGCCGTTGCGACCGAGGATGTTCCTGAAGTTCGGCCCGCCCAACAGCAGGCCCAACTGCGCCGCTGTCAGGTCCTGCGGGTCGCCTGTGCCGGCACCCTTAGCGCGCCCCTTCACCGTCGCATCGGCCATGTCGGCGAGCAGCACGTTGTCGATGCTGTTCGGATAGAGCCCGCCGCCTTGAGGATAGAGGGGCATTCAGCTCATCCCATCACAGTGCCGTAAGTGTTGCCGACGAACGTGCCAGTTCCTGCACCGACGTAACCACCAAGCTGGAATGAGTGTATGCCGTCTGCGCTGCTGTAAACAAGTGCCAACGCAAGTGGGTTTTGTCCGTTAGGTGTAGTGAAGTATGAAATGCACTGCTGACTGACAGCATTACCATCCATGTAAATCTGTCCCAATGTGATGCCGGCTACATTTAATTGCGACCAGCCCGACACAAAGACGCTGTACGCACTATCAGCCCAAGTCAGCATCCTGATTGGATTGTGCAGTAGCACTGGCGATGTCGAGGATGTTGTATTGTTCTGTCCATACGCATAACCGCGCGGCCGACGGTTGTAATAGCTCGACACGGCTTGATTAGCCCCGTCCTCAGCCATCGCTGGCCCGGCGCTGACAAACGCCATGCCAACGAGCGACAGAGCAGGATTATTCGTCGCGACCATCATGCCGTTGCGCGGATCGACAATAGGACTACCCCCGCCAGACGCCTGCCCGATCAGCGTCATGACGCCGGCGTTCATGTAGGCGTAGATATACATGGGGTTGACGCCAACATGACCGGCAACAGCTATAAGATCAACGCCTGCTGCCGGAATAAGCTGCGGCGCGTCGTCAATCGTCAAGAACTTGCCACCAAAGCGCGTCAGCCGCATCGTACTCGAACTGACATAAATTAACCGGCACTGTGTAAACACCGGGTTGCCAAGCAACACACGCAGTTGTGTTAGTGTCAGATCCTGCGGATCACCTACGCCAGCACCTAACGCACGACCCTTCACCGTCCCATCTGGCATATCTACCAGCATCACGTTGTCTATCGTATTCGGAAGCAGAACGCCCCCGCCCGGCGCTGGTGGAAAATAAGGCATTACGGCGTGAACTCAGTCACCCGTGCCGCGCCAGTAGCTGAAGCCCAGATACCATGTATTACTCCTGTATAGCCGTAGGGGATCTCGTAGTACGAGCCGGGCAACATATCAACGCTGAAACTAACGTTCGAGGCCCCCGCGCCGAGTTTAAGGTACATTTCGGCCGCAGAGTCGTTATAAACGCTAGCGCCCTTCCTGTTCGCATTTGCTGCAAGCAACAGCGTCGATGCGATCGCTGCATTTACCGCTGTAACTGTCGCTGTAGCCGGCGGGACCGCTCCGCCTGCCGCAAGTGATGTCTCAATAGCAGCAAGGTGCGCGTTCGCAGTCGCCTGGCCAGCCTCCAAACCGTCCACGAAACCCTGGATCGCAGTCAGTGTAGCGTTCCCGGCCGTCTGGCCCGCTTCCAGCCCATCCACAAAGCCCTTTACCGCATTCAGCGCCGTCAGTACCTGTTGCTGCGTCGCCTCCAGCGCAACCGTAAGCAGCGTCGCTTCAGTCGCTCCGCCCGGCGGGACTGTAACACTGATATTTCCCTGATCGCTAGCAAGAACGACCGGAAGCGATTTTGCGGCCGGCTGCTGCCCGTAATCGAGCATGTCTGCCGCACCGGCCCCGCCGATCCCCAGCTTAATTACCTGAACGTCTACATCACCGACCTTGTCAGTGGCTATGGTAGCACCGACGCCCGGCGTGACTGGCACACCGCCGGCCGGCGTACCAGCACGGGGCGTCGCCGAAGCGAACGGTCGAGGCGAGAACTGGTTCATTAATAAACCCTCCCATAGTTCATAGCATAGGAGGTATTTTCTGTCCGAAGCTCCTGATCCGCGCGGAGCAGTTCCCCCATCGACCGGCTTACCAACTCATCAATACTCTGCCGCATGTCCATCGGTAAGCGGGCAAGGATCTTCATATGCGAAAGGGCGTGTCCAGCCAGGCAGTCATCCGCGTTCTCTATCAGCCAGTTCTTCGAGTCCAGCCAGTCGAACGGCGGATCAACCGTAGAGTCCGCGCTCGTCGGCCAGGTCGTATACCGATCGTAGAACATTTCTGCCTGGTAATCTTTATCCGGCGTGCTGTCGAACCAGATGTAGTCGTTTCCATCCAGCCAGTACCGGCGCGGCTCGCCCGTTTCTACGACCTTCAGATCTCTCGGGTCCATCGCTGTCAGGTCCCGAAACTCTCCGTCCGCGCCACGGATTTTCAAAAACTGGATCTTCTTCACCTTCGTATCAGGGAAGTTGATCGCGCGAGGCTCTATCGCCACGGCCGGGATAGTGAACGTGACGTAGGTTTCCATGTACTTGAGCGTGTAATTCCGCTCGATCGAGCGGGCGGCCATGCGTACCGCATCCGGCACG